AAAGAAGGCGGATTTTGTTGACTTGTATATTTCTAATGGACTACATAACAAAGCTGTCGCATTAAAGGAAGACTTAATAGAAGCAGTAAAAGAAGAAGAACTGGTCTTAGAAAAAGCGGAAGATAAAGAAGACCTCGTTATGTCTATCACTATTATGGGTCACGGATGCGAAGATTTGTTAACACCTTGGCCTGATCAATTACCTATTTCCACATATTTCAAAAACAATGTGCGTGTTTATAGCAAAGCGTGTGTTCCTGACGTAAATGCAATTGGAAACATATATCAAAATGAAGACATAATAAAGGATGTTCAGCGCAAATTTTCAGCAGTACCAAAAGGTGAAACCGCAGCAATTGTTAGCACATACGCAGATGAAGTAAGAGACAAATATATACGTGATGTTTCTTTTTCTAAATTAAGTAAAGCACCTGTGTCATTAACTAGAGGTTTTGATAAATTATCTGATATTACCAATTTGACAAGGGCGTCTAATTTAAGCACATTCTTATGTAATAAGAATTTTTCATTTTATATGGATTCTGAAACAGAAAAGGTCACACCAATAATGCGACCTGTATATAACACAATTGGTATACAATTAGTTGATATTCGTATTAAAAAAACAGCGGCAGATGGGTCTGTTAGTTATGCGCAAATATTTAATCCGACTGATCCAAAATATAGTCGTATAGATTTAACCAATTTCAATTTGATTTATAAAAGTGGATTAACCTATGTTTTAAAAGATATTTTGAAACGGAAGGATTTGGTAAAACCGGCACTAGAAATTTTTGGTCTAACAGGCAAAAAAGACCGAATTTTTAATTTATCATTGGAGCAAATATATCATTTCTTCCAATTGATTGGAGTAAAATATGCCAACATAATGGATTACACTTGCCGCGCTTGCTCTATTGGCAGAATACCGCAAAGTGTAACCGATAGTATTTATAAAGTGGAACAAAACTTTAAAATTAAACCGGTGGCTTTTGGCAAACGTTTAAAGGACAAACGCAGTGACAGTAAAAAACACAGTAAAAAGCGTTTAAAGCGAAGCGACAGTAAATCAAAACGTAGTAGAAAATCAAAACGTACTAGAAAATAAAATTGAACTATTGGTTTAAACATATATTACCATTTATAAGTAGCAATAGTAATATAACATGAACCCATCATTAATACAATTAAGTGAATTTGTCCCCAATAATGACGCCGAAAGGGCGGTCTATAACATAGACGCTGAAAAATACATTATACAGAAATATATAGATGACAGTAAAAGCTCGTGGGCTAAAGGTAAATATTATCTTGGAGGACAGATAAGGGTGGAACCAAATGAACCAATAACACCGGAATTATTTAAACAAGCCTGGAAACCATTCTTAGATGGAAGCTGTAATGATTATTGTAATAGTTTTGAATATGCTAGTATATTGAGCGCGAAGCGTGGACTAACCAGCATAGATAAAATTGTAAAAAAATACATTGAAATACAGAAGCTGCGAATTTTGGAAGAGCTAGAAAAGACAAAGTTGGTAACTGATGTCAATAAGACAATCATTGGGTTTATCTAAGTTTTACTATGTAATTTAGAAAGGTGTTATCGGCAAGTCATCTCTAACAAAATATGCTTCGCCTTCCTTTGTCCATTTTGTAACTAGTGTAATTATTTCTACGCCAGATTCTAAAGCAATTTTTACGGCCTCTCTGTATTCGGGGTCCACAATGGACGGTTGAAACCGGTCTACGTCTGTTCGTTGTATAACATAGCACATTATACAACGAGTTTTTGATTCGCGCTTTATAAGCGTTAATTCTCTAATATGTTTTAAAGCACGCGGACTCACGGGGTCTGCACTTTTTTTCCTGTAACCATCTGGGAAATATGCAACCTTTGAACAAAGTTCCCTATCATCATAACACATTTTGTTCCGGTCTTTCTTTAAAACGTCTTCATAATCAGCTAGTGGCACATTTTTGACTTCCATTATAAATGGAATATTGTTACAATCTATTCCAGTAAAATCAAACCGCGAGTCTACTTTCCCCTCCGCGTAAATAGTAACTTCTCGTTTGTATCTTTTAATATTTTGTAGTCGTGATAATAAATTACTTTTTAACGCAGCTTCTACCAAGTTTTCGGCCAGTTTTGGATGAATGCCTACAATAAATTCCGTATTACGTTCTAAAAGTACCGACAAGTAAACACGATACGCGCAACTCAGTTTTTCATTCTCTTGTTCCTTTTTATTTTTTTTAGATATAACGGGCGCCATCAATATTGTCGCACCCACGTCAGCTAAGCCACAGCAACCAAGTGACGCGGTGTGACCTAAAACTTCGCTAGTATTAAATTTAATATCTGCCACATACGGCGACTTTATAAATTTAGACGGACGCTTTACTATTTCACCTTCTACAAGACTATCTATTTTCAAAAGTAATGACATTTTATTAATTAATTATTCATAAAATTTATTTAATTTATAAAAAGAAAAAACAATTCAAATACTATTTCAATTTTAATTTAAATCCAAATAGGACATTCTTTTGTTGCCTTGTCTGTCGTCATAATATCATATATCCCGTGAATATCCTTAGGAAAGCTAGATATAGCCTGCCTAACAAGCTCTTTATCTTTTTCTGCTTCCATATTCATCTTAAAAATTGGCCTTAAAATTTTAGCAATGTGTTTTTTGGATTTTAAAAGTGGTGGCATATTAATTATTAATAGTTTCCAGAAATCTAGTATTTCAATATAAGCGTCACGTGGATTGGTTGTTAAAATAGGAATACCTGAATAATACTTGTATGCCATATATAATGCGTGACTTTGACAAAATTGCTGCGAACCATCTACTTGCATCCGCTTCTCATATGGATTATATACAATATAATCTTCTATATTTGCTGTATCGGTATCAGAATTTATTTTTTTTACAACAAATATCCAATGAACCTCAGCTATGTTTTCATTTTTATCTCTAGCACTAGTTCTAGCTCTTGGAACCAGCGCGTTGTCAAACCGCTTATCCAATGTCACATTTTCAACATATAATTTTTCCAAACAATCTGACAAAACCTGGGTCTGTGGAATAACTATTTTTTGAATAATTTTGACAAATGACGGCATATGTTGGCCAATTAGGCTCATAAAAAAGCTGCCGGCAATATCTAATTGAATGTTAGTTATATATTCATTCTTCATTATATCTTTCATTATAATATTTTATATTACTTTAATTTAAAATATAAAATATATTTAAATAATTATCTTTATTTTATTAATGTCTTATTTTTAATGCTATTGTTCTTTTTCAATTTTAAGTTTTTTTGAGAACCGCCACGTTTTTTATTCTTATCCTTATTTATATCTGTTCCTTTTTTATCATTTTTATCATTTTTATCATTTTTATCATTTTTATCATTTTTATCATTTTTATCATTTTTAGTATCATTTTGTCTTTGATATGCATACGTTTCTACCAATGGAGCTGACATATAACTAAACCCAAAAATTTTAGCAAGGGATTCTCTTATGCGTTCAAATCGGGAACTACATAATGCTGATGCCTCTTGTGTTAGAGATAAAGAGGTTCCTGGATACAAATCAACTCTCACATTTACATAATAGGATAATTTTGACTCTAATTCCATAGCCCTGTTCAAATAACTTATTTGTTTGTTGTAAGTATGTTGTTGTAACGGATTTATCATTTGTTGTTGTTGGTATGGGTTTGTCATTTGTTGTTGGTATGGGTTCATTGCTTGTTGTTGTTGGTATGGGTTCATTGCTTGTTGGTATGGGTTCATTAGTTGTTGTTGGTATGGGTTTGTTAATTGAGGATAAATAGGCTGACCATATTGCGCAAATGGTGAGGATGGTTGTAAAAACATATTTGAATTTGAATTTTGAGTTGATTGTAGATTTGATTGTAAATTTGCGTTGAAATATTGTTCACTTGGTCTACCATCACCTCCCCCTCCAGCTTTTACTGCTTCCGTTTTTTCTTTAACCTTTACTAAATCAGATTTCATTAAATCAATATTTTCCTTTAATTTATTCTGTTTTTCTTGTTTTGATTTGGTATCTGGTATTATATCATTCATTTTACCTTCATAATCCGATATTGTTTTTTCCAAATACTTAATTTGTTCTTGTAATTCATCTGGACTCATTTTTTCAATGTCTTTTGATAATAGTATGTTGCCTTTTCTTTTTTTTGGTGCTGGACTTATAGGTGGTAGACCTACTCCAGTAGGTGGTGGTGGAGCTACCCCTGATGATGCTGGTACTGGTTTTAACAATGATTCAATATCTGGTAAATCACCAGGTGGTAGTGAACCAGGTGGTAGTGGTAAACCGCTAGATGGTAATGGCATAGATGATGAAAATGGTGGTAAACCACCAGGTGGTAGTGGCACAGATGATGATAATTCAGCATTACTTATAGACTCATTTATTTTTTCATTTAACCTTTCAAGCTCATTTTCAGTTTTTTTAATCTCTTGGTCTATCAATTCTATTATTGCCTTCTTATTTGTTTCAGTTTCATCTGCTTTTATTTTTGCGAAATCTGGATAACCTTGTATATCTTTTATTATATTGACATATTCATTTTCAACTTTTTCTATATCACCATTATCTATTTTGGCTTGGTTCTCGGCTGCCAAATAATCTATAAATTCATTAAAGGAATGTGCTGTTTTGAAAAAGGCAGTTATTGTGTTTTTTTCCCATTCAGTTTGTCCATTATAATTATTTTCACCTTGACCACAAAAATTTGTCCCTTTAGATGAAGAGAGTTTATTATCACAATAATTAAGTATGTTTTTATATACGCGATTTGTCCCCTTGGCTGCTGGTTTTGCAACCTTTTTATTATCTATTAGCCATTGACATTTTAATCTTAATATTTCATAACATTTTTCCTGCTTAACTGCTTCATACGCAGTTTCTAATTCTTTTTTCCAATTTTCAAATTCAGATATTTGTGTTTTTAAATATTCAACACCAGCTTTTTGTTCTTTCTTCAAGTTGGCTACTTTATTGCTTTTTTTTTCAAAGATATTGAAGTCAACTCCTGCTGTTTGAAAACTTAAAATAAAATCATATACATATTCCATTCGTTCTTTTAATTCGTCATACAAATAGGTATAACTAAAATCAGGAATAATATTACGATTATAAACTAATTTATAAGAATCTGTAGTTTTAACACCAGCATCATCAATAACTTCTACTTTTAATAAAAATAAGTATCTGTGACCTTCCTCAATTACTAAATTGTCGCAATCAGCTGCTGGGCAAACAATTCCAAAATCTTGTTTTATATCATCAAGATTACTAAACCCTCCACCCTTCCAATATTTTAGTTCTTCCTTATTATCATCTATTGGATTTTGAAATTCACCATTATTACCTTTGGTAATATTAAAAATAATTAGCTGGCGTTTTAATCTATTATAATTGTCAATTTCAGCATCTATATTAGCATCAGTTAAATCTTTTATAAAATCATCAAGTCTAACATTAGTACTAGCATCTAATACAACCCAATCCTGATAATTTGGATGTGGTATATTATCTGGAATTTTTCCATTATAAGGTTTTTTAGAACCATCTTTATCATCAATATATGTATCAATACTATTTGAATAAAAGTCATTTATATTTTCCCAACGCTCTACGCGCGCCATTTGCGCATTAAACGCATCCGTTAGGTCTATATTAACCGTTTCACCCTTTTTTACAAACCTTTGCCAAAGTTTTGTTTCATATGCTGGAAATTCTAATAATCTGAGTACTGGACCAACTAAGTCATCGGCAATGTCGTCACATACTGTTTTAACTCCATCGGCATCCATTACTGGTTCTATTAATCCGTGAATAGCTTCACAATATTTATTTAATTTTTGTATAGACTCATTTATTAATTTAATCTTATTTTTATACAATTTTTCTGTTAGCTCATTAGAATTAATTTTGGTTCTAATACTAGCTAAAGCATCTGGTTCTAAACGTCCAGGTCTAGCCACTATATTTAAATCCCTAGTATCCCACATTATAGATTTTGGTGCGGTAAAACTATCAGTTGGCCTTTCTTTAATTGCCTCTTTTATTTCTGTGTAATAGTCATAAAAAGCATACGCAATTTCTTTCTGAAGCGTAAACATATTTAATTCCGAAATATTTACATTAAACTGTCTCAAACACCGCATCTCTAGTGAATTTGAATAAAATACAATATGTTCATATGCTGCCACTTCTGTCTCCTTAAGATTTATAAAACGCTTGTCTATATCGGCAATTGCATTTCTTGAAAAAATCTGCTTTGAAAAGAATCCTTTCTGGTTGGAAGTTGAAAAAAATGTTATATCAGGTTTGCCATCTACATATGCTTGACCTTTTATATCATTTTTAAATCTGTTAGATGATGTCTTATTATCCATCTCATCTTTGAAAACTTTATAAGTAATAGATAACTTGCCAGTAGAATCATCAATTCCAATCAGTACAGCTCTTGGAAAAATGTCCTTAATAAATTCGTCAAATAATGCGATTGCGTTTATATTACTATTTTCTAGTAGACTCGGGTCTATCATTTCTATTCTACCTGAAAAATCTATAATATTTTGTGGATTTAAAGAAATTGTAACTTTGTAATAAGGAAGACTATATAATTCATAATTGGCACCATTGTCTTTGGCCATTTCCTGAGCAAATTGTTTAAGCATATCCCTTTCCTCAGCAACCTTTTGCTTTTCAAAATCAGCTGTTATGGCTGCTGCTCCAATTTTTACTATCTTTGACATTAGTGGTTTTGATATTATTATTCTGGTTGATTCTGTCACATTTGCTGCTGCTGGTATCATGGCTATTAATTCTTGTAGTTTTTCATTTGCTAAATCAGATTTATCTATGTCTACAGGAGCTTTTGTTTTAGTTTCTACCTTTTTTGCTGCTGTTAATTCTTCATCGGCCTGTTTAATTTCTTTTTCAAGAAAAAATAAGTCATATTGTCTTTTTGTCTTTTCTGCTTCTATTATCTTTATTTGAGCTATATTTCTAACCTTTGTAATAAATTCTGGTAACCCAAAAAAATATATTTGCCATATATTTGCCTGGTTTGAAAAACAATGAAACATAACAATTAACATATATATATCACATTGTGTTCGTTCTATAACCATAATTTCTTTATTTTTTTCATACCTAGCTATTTCAGTCTTCCAATTAAACGTGTTCCTGTTTTCACCAAAATTTATTTCAAAATCAGGCGATTCAAACCATATTTGGTGCTTTTCATTATATATGCGAATAAATTCATGATATGCCTCTGTATTTTTATTATTAAAAGGTGGATTATCTTGAGCTAATTCACCAAACACTTTTAAATCATAATCAATACACATATTGGCCAACATACTTTCGCTATTGTTACCCATTTTATAATTACCAATCATCTTCACATAATTTGCTTTTATATATTTTAACAATACAACTGCGCTTTTAAAATATGCTGATTGAGCTTTAAAAATTTCTAATAATTGTTCTGATAATTTTTTAATTGTTCTGATATAGAGTTTTTTTTGCTCTATCAAGTCACGCACTTTATCTTTAGCGCCAATCAGAGCCTTATCGGCTTTTGCCTTGTCAGCAGAAGATACTGCATCTACTTTTTCGTCTATAAGGTCTGTTATTTCATCTTCTAAATCACGATATTTACGTATAATAGGAGTAAAATCATTACTGATTGTATCAAAAAAATTTTGTGATGATTCTAATACTCTTTGTTTTGTTTCAACAAAAGTCATATAATATTCGTAGCCATTCTCAGTATTTGGTTTTACTGCCTTCTTATCCTTTGCCATTTTATCAGCGGCTGTTTTATCTATAGCTGCTTTTTCATTAGATATAAAATTTACGAATTTTGCGTCAGTTAAATTCATTATTAATGAAAATGTAATGGGGTCACTTGGATTCATAACGGATTTGACTGGGTCAAAATTAATAGGGTCATTTTTTTCTAAATCACCACTTAATAAATAATCTAAAAACTTGGGCATTTGTTTTAGCTGAGCTTGATTTGTATTAAATACGGTTTTTTGAAAATTTGATAGACCTTGTACTTGCTGTTGTTGTTGCTGTTGTTGTTGCTGTTGTTGTTCTATTATAGATGTGGCAACTCCTTTGGCTGAGTCATTTCCGAATCTTAATGATTTGTCTATTGATTCCAGTTCCTTTTCTGCCTCCTTATCTATATCTTTAATATCGCCTGAAACGCCTACTAATTTATCAATTGGTTTCTTGTCTATTTCCCAATCACCTTTCTGATAATGATTCGCTACAATTGTATATGGTTTTCCACCAATAGTCAAAATGTTTTTCCTTTTCAACAGAGTTTTGATTGTTAAATCTAAATTAGTGTCAATAACACCATTTAATTTTGCTTGTTCAAAACTATAATCACTACTGCCAATTTTTTGAGTATTGAAAATGCTGTTTAATACACGTGCCTTTAAACTTTCAAATTCGTTTGCTAAAAAAAATTGCGTTAAAATCATTTCTTTGGGAGCGCCATTTGGTATGTCTTTTATAGCACGCATAGTTAATTCAAGTTCAGAGTCTGTAAATATAGTATCACTGTTTACATTTGGAACCAACATTTGTGGCATAAGAACAATCTTTTGCGCTCCATAAACACGTGTTTCCAAGTAAACAATAACACTTTTAGGCACCTTTTGTTTCTTGTTTGTTTTACCAGAAGCTGTGTTTGTCATTCCGTTTGGAATAACAGCATTGCTAATAGTTGTATTTGCTGTATTTGTTGTTGCTGTATTTGTTGTTGTATTATTAATATTGAATTCCATATTTATAATACTTATATATTTTTATATTATTGTTTACTGTAAATTACTGTAAATTAGAATAAGTTTCTACCATATAATCATTAAATGCTAAAAATGATTTATGCTGGTTCGTTTTAGTTTTCTCCTTCTTTGCCTTTTCTAAAATGGCAATTGCAGAATTAATTTCTGTCTCTGATACAACGCCATCCCCATTAGTATCCATTACTTTATTTAATAATCTATATTTCTCAGGGACAACACAATAAGGGCTCTCTTCATTGAATAAATGGTCTGATAAAACTGTAAATACAGCAGTTAATACAAGAGCTGTGTATATGTCACGAGTTCCCATCCATGCCATTGCGAAAACAAGTAGTTGTTTTGTTATATTCATTTTTAGATATTCTTCAGTAGATTTACTAAATTGTACGGATATGAATTTTGAACCAATATTTAATAAAATCATTATAATGCCGGCGAAAAACTTGCTATTATTTAGAAATGTTACATGATTGTGTACAAAACTTAATCCATTCTGAAAAACATTAGTCATTTATATTTAATTAATATAAAAAAATAAACAAACTGAATAAATGGTCTATATTTAACCTAGATAGCTATATCCACCTCCCATACTAAATGCTTCTTTCACAGATGTAGCAGCAACATCCTCTGTTGAAACAGGTTTTGATACAGGCAAAGTAGAAGAATCTTTAGACGCAATTGATGCCTTAACGGATTCTCTATCAACACCTTCTCCAATAATTTCAGTGCCTGTCTTCTCCTTTTCTTTTTCCTTTTCCTTTTCCTTTTCCTTTTCCATGTCAATTAATTCAGGCATAGATTCCGGTAAAGCATCAGACATATTTGTATTTCCTTCAAACATAAACATATTTGACGCAATAATTATACACAACGCAACTAACAATCCTAAAGTAACATTATTCATTGCGAAAATAATAATTACACCTATTAACACAACTCTTCCTAAAATATTGCTATACATATTATGTATCGCTCTAGGGTTGATAATTAAAGCTACAACTAATAACATTAATAAAAATCCAAGTCCGTGCATTTTGCTCAGTTCCATTCTTATATAAAAGCAGATATATTTTATTTTTATAGTTTTTTACAGGTTTCTTTCCTTTTAAACAAGGTTTAAAACAAGTTTTAAAACAAGGTTTATAGTTTTATTACAATAAATAATTATCTTATTTTTTATTAAGAGAATGTCTTCTTTAGCAATGACTGCCCAATCAATAGAAAATTCAGATTATAGTAATAACCATATAATAAATAGAAAAAGACAAACAAATAATAAAACTCAAAAAAGAACACCTACATCTTTTAGTGATATAGACCATTCAAAAGTTCAGAATGTGCTAAATTCTATTCATAGAAACTTGATTGATGACAATGGGGAAAATCTAGGCGACTATAAGCCCGGGGCTATTTCTGCTCCGGTCAATGCCAGCTATACACCCATAAATCCTTTAGCCCCACCTGCTTCTATGAGACAAAAACAAGAACAAGACCAAGGTCAAAAAGAAGGTATGACAAACTATGATTATAACGCAGATGATGTAGACAATTATAGCAGCAAATATGTGCCACAACCAACACAAAATGACGGTACCGATTTGCAGGATTTACAAAGTGTGCATATGAATAATGAACAAGTGAAGCGATATTTTAAGAATATGCTACCAAGTTTTCAGCCTCAAAATCTTCGTGACCCTAATATAACCCAAAATCAAAATCAAAATCAAAATCGTGACCACATTCAACCTCCTAATTACCAGCCTCATAATTACAATCAAAGTTCAGACACAAACCAAGTGCTTCTTGAAAAGTTAAATTATATGATTAATTTGTTAGAAGAGCAACAAGATGAACGAACTAACAACGTAACTGAGGAAGTCATATTATACTCCTTTTTAGGAATATTCATTATTTTTGTTGTTGACGGATTTGCCCGTGTTACCCGATATACTAGATAAAATAAAACAAATTATGCCAAAAATAATTTGTTTTACAAATTATATATAAATGCTTAACCATATTGAAATTGTTGTGGCACGTTATAATGAAGACTTAAAATGGACCAAGGAATATCCATTCAATCAATTCAAATATACCATATACAATAAAGGCGTCAATGACGATTTTACAAAGCCGTCATTATATAGGACATTTCAGCTACCAAATGTAGGAAGATGCGACCATACGTATCTGTATCATATTGTCAATAATTACAGTAGTCTAGCACCTATAACCATATTTTTGCCAGGTTCCATACAAATTTATTACAAAAAGGCCACGGCAGTTAAGTTAATAAATCATATTTTAAGTTTAAAAAATGCGGTCTTCATGGGATTCAAAACATCGAACATCAAAGACGAATTTAAGCGATTTAATTTAGATACTTGGTCGGCAAGTGACCCAAATAATCGCGTAAATAACGCAGATAGTCATTTACAACCAGCACGATTAAGACCTTACGGTAAATGGTATAAGTATTTTTTCGGAAACATTGCCGTGAAAAACTACTGCTACATGGGCATTTTTTCTATTAACAAACTGGATATTATTAAGCATGATATAAGTAGATATACCCAATTATTAAATAGTATTTCAACCCATTCTAATCCCGAAGTTGGGCACTATATTGAGCGCAGTTGGGCAGCAATTTTTCACCCGTTGGTCGCTACGAAATTTGTTCAAGTATAATGTGCTCTAGTTAATTAACGATAAACGTTTTATAGGGACTTACTGGGCTACGAGCATAATTATAGAAAAAATATGCGGTTGGTGACTCGCATACAGGATGTGTTTTAATTTTTATATTGTCTATAATACATTTATTATCGCTAATATCTTCTATTGCCAAATAATGATACTCTGGATTTTTCAACAATATTGCCCATAATGCATTTTTGAACCCCTGTATGAACATCTTCATTGGAATAGAAGTTGAATTCATTGACGAAATCAATGTTAACAATGCCTTGCCTTTTTCTATGTTAGTGCATGTTTTTCTGAATATATAAATTGCGTTTATTTCCATATCAGTCATCATCATATAAATATATAAATTTTTGCTACTAGAAAGACTTATTAAATTGGATAATTCAGGAACAATTGTAATATCCCATTTTTTATTTTCATTAATAAAATTATATAAATAATACATGTTTTGACTGTCACCAACTAACAAACTAGTCTTGGAATGTAATTCCGGTGGCGGTTTTATCCAATTTTTCATATTAAACAAATAGGTATTATAAGAAGTTATTGGAACAATCCCAGTTAATTCACCTTCTCTTTTAAACAAACTAACACACATTTTTTGATTCATATGACACTGATTGTATTCATGTGTTTGTATTAATTGCGGAGCAATATTCTTCTTTCTGAAACCTTTTTTCACACATAAATAGTCTACATAGAAGACATCAAACTTTATTAAGTGTTGCTTAGTATTATATATTGTCACGGTTAATGGTCTGCTGGTTATCGCGCCAATAAGTGTTTTGGTCTCTACTGTGTTGTTTGTTTTCATATCTAATAGCACATCTGGTTGCCAAAACAGAGACAAAAATGTTGGCGAATTGTGGCCTTCAAAATATGGCATTATATTTTCTTTTTCCGGAATAAAAGTGTTGCCGTCATTGCGCAAATAGTTAAGTTGTATTAGGTCTATAAAATCTCTTAACTTAACATCTGATACCTTGCTTGGTTCAATTGTCTCTATTTCCTTGAGGTTTGTGTAACGGTTTTTTTCTGGCAATTCGTGGCGAATTATACCTACATTGAAGAACCAGTAATATATGTCGTAAAAATGGTAGACTGGCTGGACTGCCCAAAATCGGTATTTGATTCTGATAAAAATGAAAAATAATATAATTAATAATACAATTGACCCAATAAAATATAAAAGCATATATAAGATTTTTATATTTTTTTATATGGTTACTAACTATTATTATTATTCTTAGGATTTTACCTTGGTATAAACAGTTTACCATTTTGACCACATTTAGTTTCATCTTCTCTACATTTGCCAATAGATTCCTTCTCAAAATTTACATTATTGTCACTTCTTACAAATTTAGAACATGTGTCTAAAATTTCACTTAATGCAATAGTATTATTATTTTTATATGGAACATAATTTACACATTTTCGGCAATCAGGTAATACAGTATTCTTTGCTATGGTATTCTTTACTATTTTATCTTTGAGTACATGGAAAAATGAGTTATATGTGCTCATATTTGTATTTTAAAATAATTTATAAAATTATGTTTATATTGGTTTTTATTTTTTTTGTATTTTATTTATTCAGGTAGTATTTTGTAATATTCTATTACTCTATTTCTAATAATATAAATGGCGGAAATCGTCAATAATGTAATTTCAGTAGAAGACCTTACTATCATTGGCAAATCATTATTATTGATACTATAATATATCCACATACCAGATGACGTTATACTTAACATACAAAATATTAAGGAGAGTACATTTGTGCTTTTGTTTTTATATATAAGAAACATAAAAATAAATCTACCTATAACGGATATTGATGTTGCCGTATAAGGTAAAAAATTTAATTGGTTATTATTCATTATTTTATTTACTTATTACACTAAAATTACATTTATATTTTTTTAATAATATTATGAAAATTATTATAAAACAGCTTAAAAAATATTAAATATATATATTAAATAATATGGTTTACTCTATTGACAATTTAATACAACAATGTGGTAAACAAACTGCTATGGATATTTTACCGAGCCTATTTATAAAAATCAACACTTCTTCTGCTGTAGAAAAGATGTCTATGTTAGATTATGAATACGATGTTTTTTTTAATATTTCATCTTATATGGTTACAAATGAATTAATAAAGGCATATATTAATAAGGAAAATTCAACTGAGTATGTGCAAGAATTAATGTCAGTTATTAGTTTATTTTACAATTGCAGGAACAGCATTGACTCTGCTGATGTTGATTATATTGTTATTAGTTATTTGGGAGATTTTCAGGTGCGTTTTAAAAACAAGAGCGCAACCGATAAGCCTTATGGAAAGTCATTGTATTTAGACATGCAGTCATTGCGCATTGCTTTAATTGATGAATACACCATACAAATATGGCGCCGAAATTATATGGTATTTAGAAATGGTGTTAAAATGATTGGTGGTTATTTTGCATTAAAGTATGTCCTTGATTATTTTGGCATTAACTACTATAATTGGAGTGGATTGATTGGAATGTAAAATAATTGAACAATTTTTATTTGTATATGAAAAATATATACAAATAACACAATATAAATATAAATATAATGGAAACAAATTATTGCCAGTATAGCATAATAGAATTAAAACAACTTGTTGTAAATAATCAAAAGGAAATACTTGCACTAGATGAAAAATCTATATACTCACTTAGCTATTATTATTATGACGAAGGCGTAAAACGTGCTCAATTGGTTGCCCAAATAAATGAAATAAACATGGAAATTTTATATAGAGAAGATGACGAGAAATTTATAAAATACCGACCAATGAAGGACCGGGACCCACTTAAATACAGGCCAAAGAAGTCAAAAACATAACAAAATAGAAATAACATGAGATTAGATTATTTTACAGTTGAATATTTATCAATTGTTACCGCCTTTGTAACATTTTTCACTATTTTTTCTATATTTTCTTGTTGTTCTTCTACTGTGACACCCGACATTGAGTTCATTACTATTTTGTTGTATTTTACGTTTTTTTTTGCCCTTGGGTCTTGACATCCCGGATTTTCCTTGACCCATTCATTAATTTGCTTTATATTTTTGAATGCAATTTGCTTAATTGCCTTTTTAAGATTGGGTTTGTCATCTTCTTCCTTTGTCCAACAATCATTCTCTTTAATATACACTGTTTCGCGTTTTAAATCACTGCAGTGTATGGGTCGTAAATATGTATCTAATTTATTCAGATTCTTTAATAAAATATTGGAAACACCGTCAGCATAGTCCACGTGGGCAAAATTCTCTAGGTCAGACAGTTGCATTTTAATTGTATCTACAAATTCGCTCATATTCATAGCTCCCTTACATTTTTCATTCAAAAACACATTCAAATTAAAAGAATTGTTTGAGTTTACATTATTTATAGTGTTGTTAGTATTATTACTATTATTGTTAGTAAAATCCTTCTTAATTAACTCCATAATTAAATTCTTAAATTCTTTATTTTCATCAATAAGGTATTTTATTAGATTGTCTTTTTTAGATAAGTCAGGGTTTGTTTTGTCATTATCTAAATTGGTCTTTGATTCAGTATCGGAATCCGAATCAGAATCAGAATTGGTGTCTACAGTAATTTCATTGTTGTTAATATTGTTACATTTTTGTTTATGTCTACATAATCCTGAGTTATATTTATATTCATTACCGCAAACACATACGTATTTTTGTGTTTGGGGTAAAATTGGGGTAAAAATGGGTTTTTCACCCGATTGGGTTATCATTTTACTCATTTCTAAATGTTTTGATGTTAAAATATGTCGCGAATAATCTTTTTTGTTATTGGTTTTGAAGTCACAATTATTACACAAAAACCTTGGGGTTTTTTGGGGTAATTCGGTTATCATTTTTATCTTATATATTACCATTATAAAATATTCCTAAACTTTCCGCCAAAATTTCAAAAAATTATCGTCACGTTTTTTTCACACAAAAAATATAATTTAGAGCATCTCAGTCACAACGTGAAAAAACAGCGTTTTTCAAGATTCCTTTTGGGTGTTCATTTTTGGACATTTTTAAAAATGTCCAATTTTCATTTCCCTTTTTACTTTTCGGAAAAATTATGAAACTTTCAAAAAGGGGAAAAACGAAAACATCATGTTAACCTTTTAAATATTTCAGAAATAATATAATACAAAATGGTTTAAAAATATAGTGTGTAATTAATATAAAATGGCTAGTAAAGATTCAAAATTTGGTAAAAAGAAGTCTGGTAATAAATTTAGTAGGGAAAAAACATTTGCTTCATCGGAAGCAGATATTTTGCGTGCGAATGAGAAACAAAATACATATAAGGAGGAAAGAAATGTTGAGCGGCATCAGCGCAGAGTAGACGCTGGGTTAGAAGAAAAGAAAGTAGACACAAATAAAAATAATGTGGATTCTGATTAATTAAAATGAAATATAAACTATTTAAAATGTAGATAAATTTATCCTCCTAGCAAACTCCGGTGCCATATTATTATATTTTCGTGAATCTTCAAGCTCATCGTCTGTCATTTCTTTAATGTTTTTTATATTTCTTATATATATTGTTTTACGGTCACCACCAATATGATTTGACCAACGAATTGCGTTTAACAAATGTATATCAAAATGAAAGAAGCCACGGCCATTTGGCAAATCACTGTGGTCTTCATTTCTATGAAATAAGGGCGTGCCTACTACTATATCCCAATCATTTAGAAAAACTGCTATTGCAGCGCCCTTCATTGCTGCCCTCCAGATTATTTTTTGAAACATCATTTCTATTGTTTCCATAACTTTATCAACTACTTGTTCTTCCTTCTCAACAGGTAAAACAACCTCTTTGCACTGCATCATTGACAAAATGTTTCCACTCATTTTATAAGTTTACGATATACGTTTTTATAAAATGAATAACTTATACAATTTTATTTCAATTTTTTATTGAGGTCTTACATAAAAGCACAAATAATTCATATTCTCTGTTATATCGTGAACCTTGACATTATTAGAAATTCGTAAAGCCTCTGCGTGTTCAGCTAATGGCTGCCCCGCAACAACAATATCAAAATGTGTAAGTTCAAAATCAATCGCTATATATGGTTTAACAAATTCCATCAGTTGCCAAATGGTCCAATCGGGACATACTGTATAATAACGTATTGCCGTTGTATAAATCAACTTGAACCGAATCGTTACTGGGGTAAAATGGTGCTCCTCATTTTGTTCCGGGTTCAAATTTTGCCTACTATCAGCTAGTTGTATTTCAATTTGTTGCGACATTGGGTTGTATTATTTATTTTATACTTTATTGAATTATAAGTATTTTATAATTCAATTTTATTTATTTATTCCGGCTTAACAAAGAAATACAAATACTGGTATTCATATTGCACATTTATCAAATCCACCTTGCTGTCTAAAATAAACCCTTGTTGTTGAACCTCATTTACAATTGAATTCAATGTAGGCATATACATAATATGTTCATTTTTGCGAACCTTACCATCTGTATCATTCTTAAATTTTTCTTCAAATGTTGCTATGTTTGTATCCGAATTTAATTTGAAATCCGCACTATATCTGAAATCATCAAATTTAACCTTAGTAGATGTAATTCTCTTCTCAGCATAGCGCTGCGGTGAAACATATAACAATGGATTTCCAGGAGGTAAAATTGGGTCAAACTGGTCTCTATCTACTAAATGAAGAATTAAATAACCACCAGGTCTTAACCACTTCATTGCATTTTGGAAAAATTGCGTCTTGTCTTGAATATAGTAAATTGTAAAATACATACATGTAATATGTGTAAATGAATTCGGACCAAATTCTCCTGAATTGGTCGCATCCCCTACTTCAAATTTGTATTTGGGAAAATCCTCTTTTGCCTTTTTTACCATAGACGGCGATAAATCAATTCCTAAAACATCTAAACCTTTAGCAGCAAGACCAGCAACATGATGACCAGTGCCTGAACCAACATCTAAAATCTTGCTCTCACTAGTTGGTACGGTTTTATTCACAATTTCACCAACTTCATAGTCATCTTTTAAATTGCTAAATACTAAATAGTCATAAATGTCCACATAAAATTCATCATAGACATCATTTCCAGATTTTAGTAAAAATTTGTCAGATTGCTCAAATCCTTCACGCATTTTGTTGAAGCCGGATAGTAAAAACATACTTATAATCAATAATGATGCAAAAAATAACATTTTACCCCACACGGAAAATTTATTATATGTGCTTATCAAAGATTTTAATTGGGTTTCAATAATATTAGTCATATATAATTTATATATAATTTTATAAAATATATAAGTAACAATAATATTATAATATATTAATAATTTTAATAGCAGTTTTTATACCCTTCACGCTATTTCCATACTTATTTAATGGCGGTGAAACAATTCCAATTCCCATTTTTCCTGGAACAACAAATAATAAAATTCCACTTACACCACTTTTTGCGTGAATACCATATTTTTTCATCCAATCTTCAGTCTCATTATATAAACCGTTTAATTCCATATGGTCTAATATATATTTTACATTTCTTTTAGAAATAATTTTGTTTTTTGTTTTTGGATTTGTTCCACCATTTGCTAAAGTAGCTGCCATTATTGCTATATCAGCGCTTGTAACCATAACTGAACATTGTTGAGTATATATATCCACACTTGTTTCAACATCACTATAAAATTTGCCGTATGATTTTAATAAATAGGCAATCGCTAAATTATGTTCTGAATGTAATAACTCAGATTTATATATTTTGTCACCTACAAATAATTTTCTTCCAGCAAATTCACTCATATTGTCTATTATTTTTTTACAACATTTACGTTTATCTTTTTCACATAATAAACTAGTTGTAGCCATTGCACCACCATTGTCAAAAGAATTAATTGTATGATTTTGTATTCTATCTACTGAACAAATTGAATTAAATGCTTCATCCGATTTATTTTCACCAATTTTCTTTTTTAAAAGCGGAATACCAAATTCATGTAAAGCTAAAGCTAATGTAAATATTTTTGAACATGATTCAATTGCAAAATTATAATTATAATCACCAATATTAAACATTTGACCATCCACAGTATAAATAGATATAGCATATAAATCAGAGTCTACTTTAGATAATTCAGGAATATAATCAGCATTTTTACCACCTTTTGTATTTTTTAACTTGTTGTAAATTTTTTCAACTTCTTCAACATTAATCATTATAATATTTATATATCTTTTTATTTTTATCAATCTTTTTACTATTGTTTAAAACATACAGGAAATCCTTTATATAATATATTTTCTACAGGTGTCATTCCCTCATCTGAATCTGGAATAGCAATCATATAAATATTACCATTAATGCTTCCATCTTGGTTACAATTTATAGATTCATTTTCAAATTCATATATACTATAAACACCATTTTCATTAGGGTCAGATATATTCATCTTTATAAATTTTCCTAGGGGCTTAGTATCTGAAGTATCTGATACAGATAGACTGTAAAAATACAAATATTTGTATGAAAAATAAACAGCTCTTTTCATTTTGTCATCAATTGGTATTCTAGAATACAATGTAACTCCATTAGAAGTTAAGTCATTTATCTCTGTGTAATGAAACGACATAATATAATTATATAATACTATTATTTATTTATATTATTATTTATAGAAATTTATATTTATCTAAAAATGATATATTCTAAGCATCGGAATTATTAATCTTTTTACTATTGTTTAAAAAACACAGGCCAGTCATTATAAAACAGTAAATCCACTGCCACCATCCCCTCATTTGAATCTGGTATACCAACCAAATAAATATGACCATCTGTTTTCCCATCTGGGCTACAATCAACAGTCCCTAATTCAAATTCATATACGCTGTAATTGTGTTCGTAATATGGACAACCGCTACTATGTCTGCTTATTTTAACAAACTTACCAAGTGTTTTTATATTAGAATCAGGGTTATTAGATGATGGACTATGAAAATACGAATATTTGTCCGAAAATGTTGTTGCGCGTGTAAATACTGTAGTTAGTGGCGTCCTAAAATAAACTTGATTGTTGTCTAATATTAACCCGTCTATTTTTGTATAATGGAATGACATTTGTTATGTATTATATATTTTTGTTTTTATATAGTTTATATAAGTTTTATAACGTATTATTTTTTCCTAATCTATTACAAATTATGAATGATAATGAAATCAATGATGTAAGGGAACAAAGGCATTTCAAAGGCGTTACATTCTCAGAATTTAAGAAAACAGATGCCAAAAAGGAGCTAGTAATTAGTCTACAAAAGGCCAAAATAGAACCGGCTTGTTACTGGAGTGCAGAACTAATTTGCGCCGGCCATTATTCCGACTTATGGGACACAATTATTGGGTTCTATACAAAGCATATCCACATTGGCAATCCAAAACTAGTAACATATTTGGACCTGCGTATTTCTAATTTCAAGGAGCTTGTTACCAATGGTTTTATAGACCAAGAATTAAGATTAAGGAATAGTGACAAGATGCGTAAATTATTTTGCGAAGTAATGTGCGTTCTATGTGAAGCTAAACGGCGACACTGTTACTCTGAGGTAAAAGTCAAGAAGGAGGAATTTGATTTGACGCATATGACTGAGCGATTCAAAGCGCCAAATGTAAAATACGCCGAAAACGTGTTTTTAAAAGATGACCCAAAAGAGCTGTTTATTGCGGCAAATGAGTTTGCATACAATTTATCAGAAGAAGGTAAAAATAGTCTGAATGCGTGTTATTGGATGGAATGGATTATTGAGTTTGAAACCATTTGTAAACAGAAAAAAGAAAAGTTTAATTGCGAACGTAGAGTGTTTGCCAATGTGGATGTCAAATGCCAGATGGATATTATATGGATTGTGTGGGATATTTTTTTAGAAGAGGCGGCAAAAAGGAATACATTGGTTCAACGTATAGTGAATAGTGCATTAAATATTTTTTGTTTAAGATACAGACCAGGTTGCCATAAGAAGCGTAGACTACTTATGTATTTTATCATAGAAGTATTTACAGAACCTTTTTCCACGGATGAAGAAATAGTAAAAGATAAGGCAAAAATACAAGTAATAACACAAAATATAAACAAAATTTACAAACAAATAAAGAAAAACGAGCATTCACCTGGAACCGATTATTTGTATCAGAATACAAAGGCATCTAATTTAGAGAAAACAATAGAGAAACTAGAAATGATGAATAGTTTGGGTGAGGAATACATACCACGGGTCTAATAAAAACCAATATTTTATATTTTAATATTATTACATTGTATATAAAATATAAAATGCGTTATACAAAGGGCAATAAAATGAATACAACTAACAAAACCAGACGTCAAAAATCACATGTAAATAGTCTTAGTAAAAGCAATAAAACATATTCACATCAGAACATTGTGTCCATGTTTCTACAAATGTTAAATACCGTGAAATTATATCATTGGAAAACTACAAGCTATGCTGAACATAAGGCCACAGACGAGCTATATTCAAAATTAAATGAAAGCATTGACACTTTCGTTGAAACAATGTTGGGTAAAACTGGTTCGCGAGTTAATCTAACAAATACTAGGTCTATTCCTTTGTTAGATTATACTGATTTAAATCACTTTAAAAAGGCAGTTGAAATTGCCAAACAATTTTTAATTAACATGGGAACAGACGCAATACTAAAGTCAAATACAAATACTGATTTACTGAATATTAGAGATGAGATTTTAGGACATTTAAATCAATTCACATATTTACTAACATTTAAATAAATTATTAGTTATTAGTTATTATTTGTCGTTATTATAATAAAATTTATTATATTTTTTTATTATAATGAGCACAGTAACCGCAAGCAATAAAGACTTGTCAAGCACCTTATCTGATATGTTTTCAAGTAAACCGTCAACACCAAGTTCCAATACATATGAACCTGGAGCATATTTAAATAGTAGCACAGGCAATACGGATACTGGTTTCTTTTCCAGTATGTCGTGGCAGACTTGGCTAATTATTATATTAGTTTTAGCACTTTTAGGTTTTAATGTGTTTATTTATTTAGCAAAAGGAACCGGGGTAGTTGCCGAGTTTATTAACAAATATTTTGGTCCTTTGTTGAAATTATTTGGTATAAGTGTATTAGAAACAACTAAACAAACAGTAAATGTGAGTGCCACTGGAACTAAAGCTGGTGTAGATGTTGTCGCAAACACAACTACTGGTGTAATTAATGCTGTAGAAAGTATTGGAGGACAACAAATGCCAAGCTCACAACAAATGCCAAGCTCACAACAAGCACCCAGCTCACAGAAAAATTCTATGCCTGTTCAAACCCAAGATGATTCAAGTGTTCACCAAAATACGCTAGATAACTCATTAAATCATTCATCTCAAAGTAGTGAGCCGCGACCTGATGATTCGGCAAGCAGCTATGGAAAGGCTGGTTGGTGTTATATTGGCGAGGATAATAATACAAGAACGTGTGCTGAAGTAGGTGTGAATGACCGTTGTATGAGTGGCGATATATTTCCAAGTCAACAAATATGTATGAATCCTAATTTGAGGACATAAATAAATAATAATACTAAAATTGTAATTGTTAGTATTATTTGTTAAAAGTATAATAACAGCATAGCATGACCACCACTACCACCAATTCCTCTAACTGTGAATCCTGAAAATGGCCCAGCTCCCCCTCCTCCTCCACCACCACCATAACCTTGAATTGTATTAAATCCGGCCCCTCCATTACCACCATTTGCATTAACAAGACCACTTGAGCCATTAACACCCGTTCCACCACTTGTGCTTCCAGTTCCGCCGCCGCCACCCCCTCCGCCACCATTATATCCAGCGTGATTTGTTCCACCGTTATTTCCAGCTCCACCGCCTCCTCCGCCTCCCCCAAATAGCACATTTGATTGAAGACCATCACCTAAAAATTTAATATAGTTACCAACGCTGCCATTTGTTCCTTTGAAAACATCACCGCCATCAGAACCATTTGTTATTACTGCTGGAGAATTTACTCCATATGCATGTCCACCTACACCAAACTCACCTGAAACGGAGCTAGACGGAGACAATATGCTGTATACTGAATTCATTGTGATACTAACGTCACCTCTAGTTAAAAATTGACCGCTACTAGCAGTTATATTAAATGTCCAAAGATTAGTAGCATTTTTAAATATTGTATCTGATATTAAATTAATGTTGGGAATAATAATAGAATAATTATTTTTTGGAAAATTAGTAATAACACTATTGTAGCATCCTCCTGCTCCTGCCCCAATGCCTCCTTGTGAATAATAACCAGCAGAGAAACCCGATTGACCTTGACCACCAGTACCAACTATCATATAATACAAATTCTGAATATTTCCAGCTGTCACATTAAAATAATAGGAGCTACTAACATTGTTAAATAATATATATGTAAACCCTGTAGGTGTTGTAGAACTAGTTAACGGATTATAATTAGTTACAGACCCATTTGTTGTATATGCATATGTATTTGTTACTACAATGTTGGATGCGTCTGATGATATATTTCCACTTAAAGATTTAACATAATATGAATTAATAATACCATTTGTATTATCAAATACATCAGAATAACTTGTGTTTTTTGTATTTCCAATGAAAATATTATTTTTAAACACATTATAGCTTGTTACAGGTAGACCACTATCATTGGTGGTCCAAGATAGATTTGCTATGTTAAAACTACTACTTATTGATAGCAAAGGAGGTGCGGGTTTTACAGCGCTTACTAAATGAGCATTTACAGGCCATTTATCTGTGCTATTTGTCATAATATATCTTTGTCTAGGATACCAAGTAGTTATCCCGTCATTCCAACAAAGGGTCTCAATGGGTCCAGGAACATCTGAATCGGCAGTTAAATGACAATTATCTGTTTTAACTGGCATAACAATTTCACCAGTGCATACATTTTCTTTGGAACCGCAAATAAGAGTACCAAAGTCTTGAATAACTACCGGCGTATTCTTATTAATATTTGAAGGACAAGTAACCGATGAATCAGTTACAACCCCGTTCAATGTAACATTTACTCCACCAACTCGTGCCAATTGTTGATTATTTGGATTTGTGTAACCATTTGCCGATTGTGTAGCCCATGTTTTATGCCGATTTGTCCATTGACCTTTTGCTATTTGCGAATATCTTTGGTTTTTGGTAAGATTACTACTATTTTTTTTATATTGCAAGACGTTACCCTTATTTAACATGGCTAGTTCAGTAGCTAAACTAGACACAGGCACTTCTTTATTTGTATATGGAAGTCTTACAATTGTGTTTGGATTTAGAGTTTCACTTTCAAAAGAACAACTATTTTGTACTCTAGACCACGCCCTTGGAGGCTGTGGTAAATAGTATTTTCCATTAAAACAATACATCTTAATATATTAAATTATATAAAATATTAAGATTATATCAAATATAAATCCCCAAAACCTGAATGATTTAAGGATTAAATTGGTCACCTGAGCCAAAAAAGAACCATCTCAGTGACAAATAATTTGGATTTTGCATATTCATTGAATTTGAGCCAGACCCAACCATCTTTGTATTAGGTCCAGCAATAACCATTTTTGAAATTTCAGTAGCACCCAATGCATAATTATAATACCATAAATTGGATACATATCCTGAAAATCCACCATTCATACCAACATAGATATTTCCATAATTTTGTTTTGGAACACCATTGAGTTCGTGACTTTTGGTGATTGTGCCATTAATATACACATCCAATGTAGTATTTTGGCAACGAATAATAACATTAATCCATTTATTTAAAGGAATATTTGGAATGGTTATCTCTTCATTAATTACATTATAAGTATTCATATAAATGACTAAAGTGTTTGTATTTGGGGCAATATAAAGACCGGGTGCATTATTTGGAAAATTTAAACCAGCAGGCCCATTTTTATCATTCGCAAAATCATTACCTTTATAAAACACACATCTATATTGTCCAGAATTGTAAGTCAAATCATCAATATAAATCCATGTAGACCAAGTGAACTCAATACCATCATTTGCATTAGTTGACCGTGATATTGTGTTGGCACCACTGGAATTTGGGTCTTGCGGAATAATCATTAATTGTTTTGCGTCAACCATACCATCTATTAATTTGGGAGTTCCACTAGGACCATAAAAGTATCCTAAAATTGCGATTCCAATACGCAATAATATAATAAATCCAAAAAGGACAAGTAATAAAAATGCGACTCTTGCTACTAAACTATTGGATTCAAGAAAATCATTGGATGCATTTACGTAATTATTTGACGAAAATTTATTAAATGTATCTGAACCAGAACCTAAATTAGAACCTGTATTTGAATAAGAATTTCCATTCATCTTATATATATTATATATTATATATAACAAAAGAAATCATACCTAAACACTAAAACTACTATCTTCAGTATTTCCATTCATCAAAGATACCTTGACAGAGTATTTTCCAAAAATACTAGACAACATGCTTGCTCCATATCCAGCCTCATAAGTATTATAAGCCTTTTGAGGGTCGCAAGGTTCCGACCAATATTGAAATTTAGCAGTCCATCCAGAAAATCCGCCATTAGGAGTAACATAAATAGGAGCAGTTTGGTCTATCTTTGCGACGCCGGGCAACACACATGTTCTTACTAATTTACCATCAATATAAATATCCATTGACCTTCCATAAGTACTAACTAACAAATTAACCCACTTCTGGATTGGCACATTTGCGACTTCACATCTATGGACAATAGAATTTGTAGTGCTAGTGTCTGTACTAGGAACAGTGTCAAGTCCAGGAAATACTGACAATGAAACCACAATATTATTTTCAAGAGCTCCTAAAACTACAGATGGACAAGGTTCTAATTTTTTATTGGCACCAGTATTCATTCTTCCAAAAACAACCTTTTCTTCACCATAACGATAATTCCAGTCATCAATATACATCCAAATTGAATATGAAAAATTTGACGTATTTCCAGAATTTGAAGACGTTGTTAATGATGTTGCGGTAATAGTCTGCATCGTTTGCCCAGATGTTAATCCAGTTAATGTACTAACATCTTTTGAAATATACAAAATAACAACATATAACAATACTACAATAATCACAAATAATAACACGTTTTTGGCTTCCATTATTTATTTATAGTATATACCTAGAAATTACTTTTTTCTGTTTCTTCTCTTATTTTGTTATTTTTATTTATTTATGTTCTTAATTAAACAATCCGGTTATTTTTTCTACTATATTTTTTCCGGCATCAGGAATAATTGGCGGATTTGAATCTTTTAATGATTCATAAATAGTATGAATTTGCATATAATTTACCGGTGTATCAAAGTAAACCAGGTTAGCTACATTTCCGCTAACGCCATCATTAGAACCAACCGTTAACATATCAAATTTCATATAAGGAACAACCTCAATGGCTGATTTCACTAATTTGCCATTATAAAATACATCTAAAGTTCCGCCATTATAATTCAAAACAATATTATTCCATTTCTGCAGTAATACATTTGGTTGTTTATATATAATACGATTACCACCATCGTCCAAATCAACTTCTACTGGCATTGTCTTAACATTTTCTATCTTGTTCTTTATATCGGAAACAGAAAATCCTTCCTTTATATTTTTATTTGGTTTTTGTAAAGATATTCTAGTATCGCCGTCATTTTTTACAGTAATTAGTAGTGTATTATGTACTGCATCATATTTAACACATGGGTTATCTCCATAAGATACTAAATTGTTTACCTTATTATAAGCACTGCTTGTGCTTGGTGGGAATGAATCTAAATAAAACCAGAATGAAATTGCATACTTGTAATTATATTTTTCAGATGTATTTTGCAAATCAGAGTCATTCGCAGTGATACTTGCATCTGTTTTAACATTAGCATTTAATTCTTGATAAGACGCTACATTTGCTTGTTTATCTGTTGGAATAGGTTCATTTACCCACGATTTACCCCCTTGACCATAAAATTTGTTTGAAAAATATGGATATAAAAATATTTTGATTAGGAAATAGCCGCCAAATAGAGCTAGACCAAGTAATAACATCATCATTTCAGTTTGTTTTGTTTGTTTATATTGACCTGTCAAATAGTCAAAGATATCAACTATTATACAAGGAATATAAAGTATTGTATTTATTATTAAACTAAAGATAGGACTTTTCTCTAAATAACCACCAATATTTGCTAGTTTCCAAATGATTGCTAACATTCCAATAAGCATAACATAATTTAAAATCGTTTTACCAATATGATTTTCAGAGTATGAATCTTTATCAAACGCGCCTAGCCAAAATACTAAACCATATAATAATAGTCCCGAAATTCCAAATGCTGCTATTACATATATAGATTTGGTAAATAGTTGAAGCCAACTAGTATCAGCATCGGATGATGACCATTTAGCTGGATTTATTAAAAAATAATGATATACAAATATCATAAAGAAAAATATTAGGCCGAAGGTTGCGATAAGAAATGTTGAAACACCTAGATATTCAGTCATTATATTCCACGGGTTATAAAAATACAACAGTGATATAACTAAAATATATAGGACAAATATAGTTGTAAATTTTGTGCGTTCACTATAAAATAATTGAGCATTTCTTGGCAGTTTTAACATATTTGACGTGTCGTCTTTTGTTGTTATAAAATAGGCAATAATTAACAGTGATAATACTGCAAATAATATACAATAGTTTAAGGTTAAAGCTTTTTGTTTCTTAAAATCTTCACTAAATATAATAATCAAAATAATAATAAATGATATAATTGCTCCAATAATACTTGTCTTATTCAAAAAATTACTTTGAGACGCTTCTATTCCTTTTTTAGAATTAATAAACATTTTGCCCAAAATCCCAGCACAAAGGAAAAAAATAATAGTAAATACTATAATATAAATAACATTTGATGTAACCTTAAATGGATTAAAAATTATCAACATAATTATAACCAAAATAATTACAGCAAGCCCAAATAAATAAATTTTATACTCGTTTATTTGGTCCAAATACTGTATTCCTCCTGCTTTGAAAGAAGCGGAAAAATCGTCTAAAGACTGTGATACGCCTGTTTTTTTGTCTTTTAAATACGTATATGCATTAGATTCTTTGATTTTGTCTACTAAATTATATTCTTTTGGTAATGAAGAATAATTTGTATTTTTATTAGAACTCATTGTTTATATTATATTAATATAGTATGATATAAATATTCGCATAATAATTGTTTATAACAAAATATTACATATTTTCAGCAGCCGTTTTTTGCCCGTGGCATTCGCGACAAAGTGCTACCAAATTTGTCGGGTCATTGCCTCCACCATGTTCCAAACGTATCTTGTGGTCAACCTCAAATGTGTGTGTTAGTTTATTATTACAATGGCCGCATTTCCAGTCTTGAATAGACGCCACATATTTTTTCTTTGTCTCGCTAACAGAACGTTTTGTCGCCTTTTGACCTGACAACATATGACGTTGTTTTAAAGCCATATTTCCTTCACCCCCACTTTGTATTCCACCTTGTATTCCATTCAATTCTGACATAAAACTATTGTCTGTCTTACTTGTTAAATCAAAAATAGGTGATATCATATCCACCGTATTTTTATCAATTGGCATATATTTTATCAAATTGTTAGTATATAATAACATTTTCTTAGATTGCGTTGGATTTCTTTTTAATAATAAATACAATGAGATTCCTAGAACTCCAAATATAATCATTTTATAATACTTTTTATAAGAAGTAAACACTTTACTATATTTACCATCATGATATGCATTGTATATTAAAAATCCAGTAATACCAAATATAAGTAACTCTAATTTCATATTATATTATTCTTATATTAATATAATATTAATTTATATTTTTTGCCCTTATACACAAACAAATTATTTATTATATAGATACACTATCATTCCTGATGCTGCTAATAAAACTGTCGTGTAAATAATCTTCTCTCGCCACCGATAATAATCTTTCATTTTAATATCTTTCGGCTTATATTCCTCGTAATATTTGATATAAAAATCATTGATAGAAATCTTGGGTTTCTCAAGCTTTTCATTGATTTTATTATGTATAAAATGCATCCATCTAATAAAAGAATCGCGTGAATCTAAATATGAAGACACAGGATATTCGTCTAATAATTTACTAAAGTCGCTTCCCATTGCTTCAACAGGAATGAATATTGGCAAATTACAAATTAATTCATAATACTTCTTTCGCGTCACTTCATTTGGTCTTATTGGATAAGTCATTGCAATTGTATGTAAAAAGAACCAAAAATGCGGCCCCCAAATAGTTGGGTCTAAACCAGCGGGTGATGGTTGATTTGTTTTTCCAGGCATCTAAATTAAAACAACATAAAAACAACTTTATATTAACACATATAGTTAATTCTAAATGAATAAAAATAATGTGTGTAATAATTGTGGTAAACAGGGGCATTTGTTTCACCAATGTAAACTTCCAATAACAAGCTATGGCGTCATAGTGTTTCGGTCAACTAGTAAAGGTCTTCAGTTTTTAATGATACGTAGGAAGGACAGTTTTGGATATATTGATTTTATTCGTGGCAAATATATACAGCATAATGTAGAGCATTTGAAAAGCATATTTAATGAAATGTCTGTATTAGAGAGGGAAAATATAAGAACCCAACCATTTGATGCATTATGGGCAAAAATGTGGGGTGATACAAATATTGGAAATCAGTTTAAGAGTGAAGAATTGGCGTCGCATAAGAAATTTGATTTATTGAAAGCAGGAGTTCAAGTAAATGACGAAATTATATCCATTGACACACTAGTATCATCTAGTACTACAATCTGGAATGAGACTGAATGGGAATTCCCCAAAGGTCGCCGAAATTTTTTTGAAAAAGATTTAGATTGTGCCTTAAGAGAGTTTGAAGAAGAAACAGGAGTTTCTAAGGATAAAATAACTATAATAGAAAATGTAATGCCGTTTGAGGAGATATTTATAGGGTCAAATCACAAGTCATATAAACACAAGTATTTTTTGGCATATATGGAAGATAATATAGATTTATTAGAGAACTACCAATTAACTGAAGTAAGCAAAATAGATTGGAAGTCGTTGGAAGACTGTTTGGAATCAATACGTCCATATAATTTAGAAAAAAAACAATTAATTTTAAATATTAATAAAGTGTTACAAGAATATAGATTATATTGATAATATATAGTAGAAAACAATGGAATACAAAGCGAAAGACGAAGTTATAAACAAGGGAAAAAAAGAACAAGGGAAAGATTTAAAAAAAGACACATTATTAAAAGAAACTCTTGATACTTGTGAAAATGTTTATAATCCCAAATGTGGAGCAAATAAGGAATTGCTACAGTTAGAAGAGGAGAATATGAATGAAGAAAAACACTCTCCCAATGAAGACGCATATTTGTATCCTGATTTAAATGACCCAAATTTTAATATAAAAATTGCAAATAAAAAGGAATTTAGTAATGCCAAATATGATGGCATAATTGAAAATGTTGAAAAACGTGCTGAAGAATTAAGTAAGGTTGAATATGAATTGCTTCCACAGCAGGCATTTGTTAGAAACTTTATGTCTTTTCAAACACCATATAACAGCTTATTATTATTTCACGGCCTCGGGTCAGGTAAAACTTGTAGTGCGATAGGTGTTTGTGAAGAGATGCGTGACTATTTACGACAAATGGGTATATCTAAACGTATTATTATTGTAGCCAGTCCAAACGTCCAAGATAATTTCAAACTCCAGTTATTTGATGAGAGAAAACTGAAAGAAGTGGATGGCATTTGGACAATGAAAGGATGTTTAGGAAATAAATTATTGAAAGAGATTAATCCAACTGGCATGAAGGGATTAAAACGAGAGAAGGTGATTCAATTAGTGAAAAATATAATAAGTTCATCTTATTATTTTGTTGGTTATACACAATTTTCCAATGACATTGTTAGAAGCCAAGGTACAACTGATTCAGAAGATGTAAAGCGTCGTAATTTAGAAAATGAATATAGTGACCGCCTTATTGTTATAGATGAAGTTCATAATATCCGAATTTCAGACGACAATGAAAACAAAAATGTGGCGAAAAACCTCATGTATTTAGTTAGTATTGTAAGCAATTTGCGACTATTGTTGCTATCTGCTACACCAATGTTTAATAGTTACAAGGAGATAGTATGGTTGCTGAATTTAATGAATATGAATGACCGCAGAGGGATTGTAGGTATTTCCGATATTTTTGATACAAAGACGGGTGAGTTAACTGTGGAAGGAACCAAGTTGCTTATAAGAAAGGCAAATGGATATGTTTCTTATGTTCGGGGTGAAAATCCATACACATTTCCATTTCGCGTATATCCAAATAAATTTGCGCCTGAACATTCTATTAAAAGTAAAACAGAGTATCCGGAATATAATTTAAATGGGAAACTAATTGATGATGATAAAAAAATAGACAAATTACAGTTATTTGTAACACATATTGGCCGAGTGCAAGAGATGGGGTATCGCTATATAATGAATAGTTTATTGTCAAGAGAGTCGCGAATAAGGACAACAAAAACGGGACAAGAGCGCATGATGCCTGGATTCAGAGAGTTAAACGCATTTGGATACACTGATTTAATGTTGCCACTACAGGCATTAAATATTATCTATCCTCATGATGACTTGAAAGAAATAGAGCCGATGCGCTATGAAAATAGATTGGCTGAAAAAGAGGAGGAAGCGGATTTAGAAGATATATCTCCTTTAAAAACAGACACTGGTGATGTAATAGAAGAAATAGATGATGTAATTATGATGGGTCCTTCTATTACATTGGAACCTGAGGAGGTTGTAAAAGATGAATTAGAGGAAGCTCCTAATAAAGTTCCTACTGCTGCTATAAAGCCTGCTGCTAAAAAAACTAGAAAAAATGTAGAAACTATTGTAAAGCCAATAACTAAAGCTAAAAAAACAGCCAAGGCAAGAAAGATATCAGAATTAACTTTAGAAGTTGAAGGTGAGCATATTATTGAAGGTGAAACCGTATCAAATGAGGCAACACTAAAGAATTCTTTGATAGAAGCAGAAGAAGCAAATAAAGAAATAGGCGGTGCTAGACCGAAAAAGGGGTCAACAGCATTAGAGCAATCTTTGAAGCAAAGCGAAAAAAAGCAAGGCGAACCAGGTCAATATATTAATCCAAAAGAACTAACAGGAGGTGAAGGATTAAGAAGTCTTATGAATTACGAAGATAGCAAAACGCCATCAGTAAAGGGTTCATTTGAATACAAGCCAGGTAAGCCACATATTTTTGAGACCGATAAGATTGGTGATTATAGTGCAAAAATAGCAAATGTATGTGAATATATCTATAATCAAAAGGATAAAGTAGTATCAGATGGTATTATATTAATTTACTCTTCGTATATTGATGCCGGACTAATACCTATGGCACTAGCATTGGAAGAGATGGGAATCACACGGTATAATGGGAAATCATTATTTAAAACTCCGCCAAAATCCGCGGTAGATGTGAGAACAATGGCAGCGCCAAAAAATAAGCGTGATTTTAAGCCTGCTAAATATATAATGATAACTGGTGACCCACGATTATCACCAAATAATGATGCGGACGTCAAGGCCATAACAACTGATGATAATATTGACGGTGAAAAAATAAAGGTTGTATTAATTTCTCAAGCCGGCTCAGAAGGTTTGGATTTCAAAGCAATTCGTCAAATCCATATATTAGACCCGTGGTATAATGTGAATCGTTTGGAACAGATTATAGGCAGAGGTGTGCGTAATTTTTCTCACAAAGACTTGCCATTTTTAAAGCGTAACGTGCAAATATTTTTATACGGGACCTATTTAACAAACTCTGAAGAGGAGGCGGCAGATTTATATGTGTATCGCATTTCTGAAATTAAGGCAGTTAAAATAGGCAAGGTGACCCGACTATTAAAACAAGTATCCGTTGATTGTGTCATCAATCACGAGCAATCTGATTTAACAGCTGAAAATCTAGAAGAGAAGAATCCTGATGTAGAACAATTACTGTCAAATCATACATTATTGAAACACTTTGAAGTAGGAGACCAACCAAATTCGGCAACGTGTGATTATGGTGAGTGTGAATATAAATGTATACCAGATTTGGCTTTAGCCCCGGAAGATGAAAAAGTGACAGACTCGCCATTTAATTTGAATACATACAACGAGACGTTTATGCTTATAAATTCAGACAAAATTATTCAAAAAATAAAAAGCTTATTTGGCGACCCAACGGATGGCAGGTTTTTTTATAAAAAGAAGACATTGATGTATTTAATTAATAAGAAAAGAAAATACCCAACTGACCAAATCTATGCTGCACTAACCCAAATGATAAATGATAATTCGGAATATATTACAGACAAATATGGCAGAACAGGACATTTAATAAATATTGGTGAATATTACTTGTTTCAACCAAGTGAATTAAATTATCCAAATATATCGGTTTTTGATAGGTCTAGACCTCTAGAATACAAGCACGATAGAATTAAGTTTGAAATTAAAACCGGAATTACAAATAAGGAAATAATGGTTGGTAATATAGTTTTAGGAAATATGTATAAAAATTATACTACGGCAATGACAACAAATAATGTTGAAAGGGGCACTGATGATTGGTATCAACATTGTGGAATCGTCATTCGCAAAATGGCAACTGAAACAATTATTAATAAAAAAACGCCATTAGAAAGATTAAAATTATTATTGGATACCTTTGTTGTTCAACATATTGTAGATTCGCTAACATTCCAAGAAAGAATAGACTTAATGAATTATTTACTTGAAAATAATAATTTAGAAAATGAAACATCGGATAAATATTTAAGGTCATTTATAACCAATATTAAAACTTATTTACATTCAAAGGTTATAACGGCAAATAGACTAACAAGTATGGTTGTGTTTGATGGTCCATCAAAAAGATACAAAGATGTCACTAATGATAAAGATAGCGATAATGGAAATCTGAATATATTTATTTTGAAAGAAGCAGAACAAAAATGGGTACCAGCAGAATCTGAAGATAAAAGAGATTTAGAACGGGCTATTATACAACATTATGAACTAACAAAAGATATAAAAGATAATATGAATATTTTTGTAGGGTTTATAGGGTTTGAAACAAATCAGAAAGATATGGTGTTCAAAATAAAGGACACAACTAACAAAAGGTCAACAGGGTTTCGTTGTATACAAGCAGGCAAAGGTAAAAAGATTATAGATATTTTGAACGAAATAGAAAGTTTTAAACAGCAAGAAGAACGTTTCGCAGTTAAAGAATCCAAAGAAAGTGTTTATGAATTATGTATCCGAATTGAACTAACGCTTCGTAGTTACGAATATGAAAAATTAGAAAACCAGTTGTGGTTTATAGATACAGAAACTGCGATTTTTAATGAGTTTGAAAAACGTGAAAAACCTTCAAAATAAATTATAATATTATAATTAGAATAAAATTGAAAAAAAATAATTAAAAGATATTATACATATTAAATATATAATGGAAACCGCAACAAACGCCAATATCAAGAAAACTAAATATAGACAGAAAGAAGCCAAGAATGTATATGGCAGTTCTCAAATAACAAAAAGCATTATGTTGCCAATTAGTGCAATTGGTAAGAATATTCATCAAACAATTGAGCGTGTAATTGCTTCAATGGTGGAAGGGAAGTGTATAGTAGAAGGGTTTGTAAAAACTGGGTCTGTAAGAGTCATTACATATTCAAGTGGTCTTTTAAAAGGGGAGAATGTTTTATTTGATGTGGTTTTTGAGTGCGAAGTTTGTTATCCTGTAGCCGGTATGTTACTAAATTGTGTGGCAAAAAATATTACCAAGGCTGGTATAAGAGCGGAGAGTTCAGAGGAAAATCCGTCACCATTTGTCTTGTTTATCGCAAGAGACCACTATTATTCCAGTGATTATTTTAATTCTATTGAGGAAAATGAGAAGTTTATTGCGCGCGTTATTGCGCAACGTTTTGAGTTAAATGATAAATATGTGTCGGTTATTGCGGAGCCAGTTCCGCCAAAGGACGAGCGCGGAATAAGGAAACCAAAACTGCAATTTGAGGATGAATAAGCAATTACACAATTAATTTTATAAAATAGACCCAATGTATAATATTGTATTTTTTCTTAAATAATTTAATTCTACACTTTCTGAATTATATTATTCTGTGTTAAATTGTATTAAAAGTAGTCACGCATTAAATACATATAAATAGTGAAATGGAATTATCCGAGTGCCAAAGTGAAAATACGAATGCTAATCTAAATTTAAATCTAAATACAAATAGTAATGACTTAGATTCATGTTATTTGAATAAAATACGAGAGTCTATAGAAAATATGTCCAAATTTAATCAGATTGAGGTACTACGTATTTTAACAAATCACAAAGATGTGATTATAAATGAGAATAAATATGGTATACATATTAATTTGAGCGAATTAGACCCTGTTATTCTAGAGGAATTGTTAGTATATATTAAATACGTAAATACACAGGAGATAGAGTTGAATAACGTTGAGAAACAAAAACAAGATTATAAGAATAATTATTTTTTAAAAGATAATAAAGATAATGTCAGTAATAATATTAACAACAAATATGCAACCAATTTCAAGACATAAGACAAATATCAGACATAATTCATCATCTAATCCTTCTAATAAACACAAGGAATATAACGTTGTAGAAGACCTACAAGATTATATGTTTACAAGCGAAAATCTATCTAGATTTACAAAGGATATATTTATAAAGATGAATCCAAAATCACATGAAACGCAGAATTACACGCCTAATTCCTCTGTATCAAATTCTATACCAAAACATATACAGAAACATATACCAAAAACTCAGAATAATAATATTTATAAGCCATTAAAGAAGGATTCGTTATTTTGGTGTTTCTATATTTTAAAATATGGGTTTTCAAAATACGAAATGGAAGTAGGCTCTCAATATTTCACAGTTGAAAAAAACGAAAAATTCAAATATATTGAATTATTAAGAGGCAAGGAAAACAAGGATTTATTAAAGATAAATAAAATCAAACCTCTTTCAGAATTGGAAGATGATTTGGCAAATAAGGATAAAATATCAGTTAAAACGTTTTTTGCTCTTTGTATTATTGAGAAAATGAATGTTTTGTTAGTTGATAAGCGAAAAATATATCAAAGTATGAATAATGATAGTCCAGAAATAAATGTGATTCATAGAAATAGCGATTCATTTGAGCATCATATTGAACTAAACGTTAGTAACGAAAGTATTTCAAATTACAAGGATAATTATTATAATGTAAGTGGATTTGATAATGTATTGAAGTCAATGTCTTCTTACAAGGTAGACGAGTTGCTTGAACTGTGTAAGAAATTAAATATTGTATGTGGACTGGAAACTGCAAAGAAGAAGTTGACTAAGAAGGATATTTATGAACTAATAGTTAAAAATTTTTAATATATAGAATTTTATATGAAAATTATATAGAAAAAATTGAATAAATAATATAAAAATAAGTATACATTATATATATAATGTCAAAATCTATTGAAATGGAAAAGGGTAATTCAAATGAGAAGAGTCCGGATACGCCTCATTTTCTAATAAGAGAGGAAAAACCAGGTGGGATAATTCAAGTAAGGCCCCGATTTGAATCCCCTCTGAATTATATTTTTAGCAATATGACAAAACAGGAAAAGATAGCACTATTAAAAAAATCTGAAGAGGACCAAATTGATGAATTAAAAGAGTTATACAGACGGGAATTTATTAGGATGCCAATTGAAGAACAAAAAGGAATTATGAAAAAGTTATCTTATAATAATTCACAATATGATAATTATAAATTAGTAGAATTTCTCCCAACTATTCAAATCTCTGATGAAAAAACAAAAAAGTCTGATTATAATCTTGATAAACAAAATCCTAGACAACAATTGTTGTATATATCGCAGCAATTATTGCAATCACAAAAAGGCAAGTATGATGATTATGAAATGGAGGTCAAGTTTGGAACTCGTGGCATTAAATGGATTACAAAGCAAGATTATGATAACGTGGTGAAAAAGATAAAAGATATGGGCTTCTTGCCAATTCAAGCAGACGGTTATTATTCTTTAAAAATACAGCCCGAATTTATAGACGCTAGAACTGGTGAATTTAGAACGTCTAATGATATGGACCGATTTCGTGTTGAAATAAATGGTCTGACAAATATACAGGAGTATTGTCGTAGTGATAATATTGAACATATGATAAATACGAAAACAAGCCAAGAAGTTTCTATTATGAAAAAGACTGACGTCAAATTTGGTGAAAATCAGCAGGTTACTAGTGCTGATTTTGATGATTTTAATTTTAGAGTCACGTTTAAAAAAGAAGAAACAATTAGTAAAACTAGTAAAATTGCGTCCGAGTTGATTTCCAATTGGCATAAATCTAAGAAGATATATCGTTATATCAATCGTGTCACATTTGAGCACAAAGACTACCCTTTTAAGATTGATTTAAGTATTGTTCGGTCATCATCAAAGGATGTTAGAGGACGTTTATCAAAGACATATAATGTGAAGGATTCAAATGTATTTCAAAATAACGAGACATATGAGATAGAAATAGAAGTCAAAAATAATGACGCAAAAATAATGTATAGAGGACCTCAGGAATTAGCAAATGGTATTGAAAAGGTGGCAAAAATTGTGCTATCAGGGCTTCAAAAAACAAACTATCCGGTTTCATATGTTGAACAAAAGAAGACAATGAATGATTATATGCGACTGATTCACGAAGAAGAATTTAAGAAAAAGAATTTAGAATATTTACCAAAGGAACGTGTATATCCCAGCGATTTTATTGGCCCTAGTTCAGTAACATTACAGCTTAAGAATATTGCGCCTATAAATCCAGATATTAATGTGCCAAATATTACTGCTCCATATTCATATGTTGTTACGGATAAAGCAGATGGTGACCGTCATTTGCTATATATTAACAGTATTGGTCGCATATATCTAATTAATTCAAATATGGAAATCATATTTACTGGCGCAAAAACCGAAAATGACAAGTGTTTTAATACCATAATTGACGGCGAGCTTATTCTTCACGACAAAAATGGTAGTTTTATTAATACATTTGCGGCATTTGACATCTATTTTGTAAATGGATTAAATATTAGGGCAAGGCCTTTTGTGGAAGTAAAAACAAAGGACCCTAAATATTTTGTAGATGGATGTCGTTTGCCAATTTTAAAGGATATTGTAAGAAATTTAAATCCGATATCTATTATTGGTAAATCTCCAGAGCAAAAAAAAGGGGTTGAAAAAATCTTAGAAGCATTAAAAAAAGAAAATAAAAGTCCGATTACAATCATTGTCAAGCACTTTTATCCTCGTTTCACGCCTTCTGAAGGTAAGGAAGAAAAGGAAGGTAAAGAAGTAAGAGAAGGAAAGGAAGATTACAATATATTTGAAGGCTGTAATTATATCTTACAAAGAATTAGAAATGGTTTATATGATTATAATACAGATGGATTAATATTTACTCCAACATTATTGGGTGTATGTGGTAGTCAGTTTTTAGAAGCAGGCCCGCTTAAAAAATCAAGATGGGATTATTCATTTAAATGGAAGCCAGTAGAGTTTAATACAATTGACTTCTTAATTACAACAAAAAAAAGTCCTGACGGAACTGATATTGTGACTCCCATTTTTGAGAATGGTCAGAATTTTAACGACGCATCTCAGTTTACTCAATACAAGACACTAATTTTACGCGTTGGTTTTGATGAGAAAAAACATGGATACATAAACCCATGCCAAGATGTTTTGGAAGACAAATTACCTTCAAAGGGTGATGATAATGATACTGGATATAAACCGGTTCAGTTTTATCCATCAGACCCATACGACGCCCAAGCAGGCCTTTGCAATTTATTGCTATCAGTTGACCAGAATGGTGAATACATAATGATGACCCAAGAAGGCGACGTATTTGGTGACAATACTGTGGTAGAATTTAGTTACGATATGAATCAATCTGGTTTATTTAGATGGATACCATTAAGAGTGCGTTATGATAAGACCGCTGAATTCAGACAAGGTCGTAATAGTTTTGGTAATGACTATGATACGGCCAATAATAATTGGCATTCAATTCATTATCCAGTTACTGAAGAGATGATTGCCACTGGGCGAAATATTCCTTCTGAAATGGTATCCGAAGATGTTTATTATAATCGTGTTACATCAGACAACTTAACTTCTGGGTTAAGAGATTTCCATAATTTGTTTGTCAAAAAAACGCTAATCCAAAGTGTTTCTAAAAAGGGCAACACATTGATAGATTATGCTTGTGGAAAAGGCGGTGATTTTCCAAAATGGATTGCGGCAAATTTGTCATTTGTATTTGGAATAGATATATCCAAGGATAATATTGAGAATCGCATTAATGGTGCTTGCGCGCGCTTTCTAAATTACAAGAAGGAATTTACTCAGATGCCATATGCTTTATTCGTAAATGGTAATAGCAGTCAAAATATACGCAGTGGAAAGGCAATGTTATCGGATAAGGCAATCGCAATTACCAAATCTGTTTTTGGGTCTATTGCGAATGACCCTAAGTTGGGACCTGCTGTAGCAAGACAGCACGGAAAAGGTGATGACGGATTTAATATATCGTCGTGCCAGTTTGCTGTTCATTATATGTTTGAGAATAACACAACATTTTACAACTTTCTAAGAAATATAGCGGAGTGCACAAAGCTGAATGGCTATTTTATTGGCACAAGTTATGATGGTAAAGCAGTATTCAATATGCTTAAGCGCAAGGAATTAATGGAAATATATGCCGGAAATGGAGACAAAAAAGTGTGGGCTGTTTCCAAAGATTATACAGCTGAATCATTTCCAGATGATGATAGTTCACTAGGTTACCAGATTTCTGTATATCAAGAGTCTATTAATCAGAGTTTACCTGAGTATCTAGTAAATTACGATTTCTTTATTACTGCGATGGAAAAGTATGGATTTGTAATAGTGCCTAGAGATGAGGCAAAGACTCTTGGGTTACCAGAAGGTACAGGTATGTTTATTGAACTTTATAATATGATGATGGATGAGATTAAACGTAATCCCAAAAGAGAATCGGATTATCGCGATGCTGCGACTATGAGAAAATACGAAAAAGATATATCGTTTTTAAATAGATACTTTGTTTTCAAGAAAATAAGAACTATAAATGCTGAGAAACTAACAAATAGTATTTTGGGTGCTTTGCCATCTGAATATGAATTTGAAGAGGCACAAACAAAAATAGCAAAGAAGGTAATTGTTGAACAGGAAACTAAAGCAAAGGCAAAGGCAAAACCCAAGGCTTTGGCGCGCAAATTAGTTCTTATGGAAGCAACGGAGGCACAAGTAGAACCAGAAGTAATAGAAGAAAAAGTAGAACCAGAAGTAATAGAAGAAAAAGAAGTAGTAGCACCACTAAAAAAGAGCCGCACAAAAAAGGCATTAGTTTTAGAAGAAGATGTATCAACTGAACAACCATTAAAGAGTGCTATTAAAAAGTCAACTCGTAAGAAGGCTGTAGAATTTAATATAGAAGAATAAGTAATACTATAATGTCTAGCTACTAAATAAAAACGTTATTTATATTTAAAAATAAAGATATAAATATCTTTCTCCATTGTATAATAATTAATACTTAATGAATTATTATATAATACCAAAAAACAGTTTTAATATAAAAATAAATTTACTAATAAACTCTGAGCAAATCACACCATTTATTTCATATAGCCTTATTCATTTTTTAAATGAAATATATTCCCAATTATTAAATATAGAAAATGATAATACGGGTGAAACAACATTGGAATTTATAAATAAAATAGTCAATCCATTTGAGTTTATTCATACAAATGTTCCTGGTTCTTTTTTATCAGTAAGTAAAGTAAAACCATCATCCAATATTTTTTTTGAATTAATGGAAGTTTTACAGGTTTGTAATATTATTGAAATGTTGTCATTTAAAAAACAAATACATATTAGTCATATAACAAGAAACCATTCATCAACCAATTATTTAATGGATATGTTGCGAGAAAACAATATTGATATGATATCTAATTATATTTTTGATTATGAAAGTTTGTGTGAAAAATTTATTGCCCCTCCAGAGATAAATATTAATAATAATAACAAAATAAATAAATCTGATTTGTTTATTTTTGAATTTGATGAAACTGATTATATGAATACTGATAAATATATAAAAAATATGATACTAGTATTGTATATTGTTGCAAAATATCAAGAATCAAATGGAATATGTATTATAAAAATGGACAATATATTTTATAAGACTATTGTAGATATTTTATTTATTTTTTCTGCCATTTACGAACGTGTCCTAATAATAAAACCATCAATAAGTAAAATTACAAAAGGAGAAAGATATCTAATCTGTAAAAATTTAAATATGGATATTCTAAATAATAGTCGTTTGTTAGTGCAATTGGACGAGTATGTTAAACCAAACCTAAATAACAAATCTATAAATAATATAAATGTTCAATCATTAATTAAAAATGATATACCATATTATTTTTCAAATAAAATAGAAGAAGCCAACGCAGTGATTGGTCAGCAACAATTAGAGGCTTTTGACCAAATTTTGAATATTTTTAAAAATAAAAATAGGAATGAAAAAATAGAAATATTAAAAAGAAATCATATTCAAAAATGTATTCAATGGTGTGAAAAAAATCAGCTTCCTCATAACAAATTTATTGATAAATTAAACATGTTTTTGAATGTTAAAAAGGATGAACTAGGATTAGAGAAGGAAAATGATGAAATAGAGTTAGAAAGAGATAAAGATGAAATAGAGTTAGAAAAAGAAAAGGATGAAATAGAGTTAGAAAAAGAAAAGGATGAAAATATGTTATATAATAATTTATTAGATGAAATTGATGAAACAAATAAATTAATATAATATTTAAGGTAATGTTGACCCTATATAATTCCCCCTAGATTGTTGGTTTACACTAACATAATTTCCAGATATATCTGCCGAGTTATTTGAGCATATTTGATGATTTTGATGTTGACCTTGAAAGAAAAATGGATTGCCGCTATATGTCGCCTTAGAGCAAGTTGGTGCTTTAAATTTATATATAAACGGTGTATCTACAGGGTTACCATTTATTGCGCTCTGAACCGAATTGGCGCCTTTTAATCTTCTAACATTGGCAGCATTGGTGCTGATGGTATCTACATTTAATTTTAGAATGCGAGTACTACTAGACACACCACCTTGTTGAGCATATTGAGGATTGTTAGGTTTATAATAAACCTCACTACAACCTCTTGAGTTACTAGGACCTTCCAAAATAGAACTATTATACGGATTACTTGCTATTTCATACAAATATTTTAGTGCAACTTCTGATGCAGCTGGTGTAGATAATTTAGTTTTCAAGAAATTAATAAAGGCTTCAATAGAATTTGGATTTAATTGGACAAGCAAATTGTATTGGACTTGTGTCATTAGACCATTATTTACCATAGCGTTAGCAACTGCGGTTATGAAGCCTATTTCTATACCTTGATTAATAGTGCTGTTTGGATTACATTGTGCTACATATAAATTTCCCAAAGAAAGAGGACTACCTGGTTTCGCATATTCTATTAACTTGGCGCTAACAAATGGATATTGTTTCATAATATTTAATACATTTTGGTCTATTTCACCTTTGACAAAGTTGAATTGTCTTTGCTCAAATGTTTGACAACGATTGTATAAATACATATATTGGGTTTGATAATAATCCTTCTTTACTATTGTGTTTGTTGGCAGGACGCGTTGTCTTGCTTTTCTTTGTTGATTGCAGCATAGTAATGGGTTTGTCACATTCTCTTGAGGTTTTTCAGTCAAGTTATTAATTGGATACCAACTAGAGACAAGACCAATACCGTCACATGTTTTACATTCATTGTCTATATTTTCACCATTAATTCCATTGGTATCTGGCTTATTATCTTTAACAATAAATTGTCCGGGTCCATCAATCATTTGACTGATAAGTCCAGAACCACCAGAGCCACCGCCTAATGATGCACCATTCGCAGATTTAACAGCTCTATTAACATTATAGTCAATCTGTAATTGTTCGGCCTTTTCTATCTGATTCACTGGATTTGTTAAATAATGGACTGGTATTACAGTCCCCTTTCTATAATGTTTCATGGGTCTTGGCAGACCAAACCCAGTAGGGAACACGTTTCCAGGGTCGTTATTAGTTAAGGGGCGAATATGTGTAGCAGTTACACCAACGGGATTACTAAAGATATCTTTTCCTTTCCATGATTTATAACCACCTTGAGGCAATCTATTATTCCATGTATTCATACCTTGAGGATAAAATGCTGAAGACATTATAAATTATAAAAAGAAAATAAAAGTAGTATATATAATAAACCCAATGACCTTGATTTATTTATTAATATTATTTTTTATATGTTTATTAATTTATCAGACATTTTTAGCAGCTTATCCTACTTCAGTTATAGAAGGAATGGAAACTAATGATAAAGAAAAAAATAAGGATTTGCAATACAGAGATTATCCAACAGACCCATTAGTATGCTGTAAACAAAATTCAGGAAACATAGAATTTTTAAAGGGACAGGTAGATACTATGTCAATAAATAGTACAAGTATTAACAAATTACAAACAGATATGACTGCGCTTCAGCAACAAGTGAATGATATGGGCAGCCAGATAGCTCAATTGAGTCAAAATATGATTGGAACTCAACCTCCTGATATGTCGGCTGCTGTTTCTACAGAAACACCCCCTGGGATTAGTGACACTGATACTAATATGAATAAAATATAACGTGAATCATATAATAATATAAAATGAGCAAATTGTCATTAGTATAATTTTATAAATAAATAAAAATATTTATATATTTTAAGAATATAATGTCAAAATCAAATAAACCTGTAGACTCATCATTGTTAGGTCCAGATTATCCTTATTATAAATATATTAAAACACCTAAAGAACTTGGTTTATCTACTAAAGGTGATTTAGCTACTGTTGGAAAAGATTTGGTAGGGTTATCTCAATATGTTGAAGTAATGGTTACTGGAAAAAGCAAAGCATCGTCTACTGGACAACCTTTAGGAAATAAATTTTTTTTGAAATCGGGGGGTAAATGCACAGATGTAAAGACTGGACAAGAAGTTGATAGATTCGTTTATATTAATAATGTACCAACAGGTAATATTCCATTTATTTCATCTGGATTGGATGTAAATTTTTCCGAGTTTAGAGGTTTAATTCCAGGCACATTAGAACAACTGAATAACTTTAACCCATTAGTGTTATGGCGAGCATTTACAGCAGGTCCTAAACAGGCATGCCAGGAACTAACAATGGATGTAATTGACACGTATAATAATAAATCAACAGAGACACATTATGTCACAGTGGTTGATATTAAAGATATGGATAATTGTATTTTTCCTGGGAAAAAACCTAACCCAATTACAGGTGTTCCGTGTAGAGAAACTTTTGATAATATGGAGTCATTGTCTAGTTCATTTGATACTTCATTAGTAAGAGACTTTGGACCATCATTGCCTTCAAATATTAATTCACAACTATATATGGCTTCAGTTGGCATTTTAGGAGTCTATGTTGTATACAAAGGGCTTCAGAAAATGAAGCTTATACCACAATAAATAACCAAGTAAATAATTAAATAATTTAATGTTGGGTAAATTATTTAATAATCTTATTTTCGTCTATTGCTGCGTCTTCTGCGTCTGCCACCACGACTAGTATAACCAGGACCAGCAACAGGAGAAGCTACTTGAGGAGAACCAGGATAACCAGGAGGACTAGTACCAGCAACAGGAGAAGCTACTTGAGCAGAAGGACTAGAATCAAACAAAGAATCAAACCACCCTTTTTTTTGTTCAGGATTTTTCTCTTTATTTAATGCCTCTGTCATTTTTATACCTAACTCATTAATTTTAGTTTTTATATCATCTATCTCTTGAGGACCTAGGTTGGGGTTTTTTAGGTCTTCATTTAGACTGTTTATTTTTTTTTGAATATCAAACGACGTGTCTTCAAACAAGCCCAAAAATCCACCTCTCTGGGTTCTTTTGCCTCTTGTTTGTCTTCTTCTACCTTTACCCTTTCTTTGAGTTCTTCTATTTCTTGTATGTCTAGTCATTTATATTATTATATGAGAAATAATATTAATTTATTTTTAGTTTTGTTAGTTTATTGATGAAATATCTTGAATAATTCATAACCAGCTAAAGCTCCGGCAACTTGTGCAACAATATAGGGGATTAAATCTGAACGAGATAACTTGCCGGCATACATAAGCGCAATAGCAACAGCGGGGTTATACGCGCACTCACCAGAAATAGCACCGCCAAGGAGCACAGCAACGGCTAACGCGGCACCAATTGCTAAATAATTGCCAGTTGCGAATATAACAAATACGAGGAACAATGTTCCTAAAAATTCAACAATATACTTGTTCATCATTTTAATATTATATTATACTTCAAGAAAAACTTTTATAAAACCTTGTTTTATATAAAGGAATAAATTTTAGTTGAAAACTGTTTGTTATTTGGATTATATACTTTTGTAGCAACAATAACATTACCATCTGCGTTTATAATAGGACTTGTTTCAATAGTGGTAAATTCATCATTTGGTATCTTAGTTTTCCACTTAAGTGTTCCATCAGGATTCAAAGCATACATATAAGCAGTCATACGCTTATTTAGATTATCATTAATATGAGCGCCAAAATATATTGTACCATCAGACCCAATTACAGGTGTATTATCAATGGTTACAATTTGTGCCATATTGTCAATTTCAATTGTATACTGCCAATTAATAGTATTATTTGTTACTGAATATAAAGCCACGTCTGCTAAAGTTTTTGTATCATTATTTAAAATATTTGCTGAAAAATATAATGTATTATTTACATCTCGGACCAACGAATTTTCTTTTATTGATAATGATGATAATTGAATAGAATTACTATTTATAATTTTGCCATCAGTTGTACTAATCCCATCTAAATATACATGCCCAGGTAATTGTGCGCAGGTGCTTAAAATATATACAACTAAATTATTTTCACTAAGCATTGGTCTGCTATTTATAAATAAATATATTTGGTCATGTAAATTTGTGTATTCCCAAAGTAACAATCCATTTGGGTCTAAACATACAAGACTCCCTTGCATATTTTGGTTAATTAATTGAAAATTAAAATAAATGTTATTATTTTTGTCAATAGCTATACTATCATATATTTGTGGACTATTAAAATAGTTACTTGGATATGGATTGTATTTCCAATTAATATCTCCATTGCTAGATTTTATAGAAAACAATAATGTTTTGCATCCATCAATTGGGTTATTTGTATTTATAATACCATTACAACTAAAATAAATATTATTATTTATGTCAATCATTAATGACGCACATATTGTTCCTATAATTTCTCCAAATCCTTCATTTCCCAAAGTATATTTGCTTTGCCACTTCAAAGTGCCGTTAGAATTAATAGCATACACATGTCCTTGTGCTGAACCACAATAAATAGTCCCATCAGTGTCAATTACTGGAGTAGATTGGTCAAATATATCATTATTTATTAGTTGGTAAGTCCATTTAAAACTACCGTCTGTATTAAATGCTACTAAATAACCTTGGTTAAATGTTACATTTATACCATCAATTGTATTAAAACCGATATATGTAGTGCCATCATTTGCTATTACAGGTGATGTATTTGCTAAATACATATTTTGACTTGTACTAAATATTTTAAATTTTCCTGTTTGACTTGCTAAAATGGGGATATATCTTGAGTTAGTATTATCTATTCCACCAAAATGCGACCAAGGAATACTATTTTTTGGTGTTGTATTAAGATTAGAATCCTTATATAAATTTGATTTCTCTTCTGATTCAGGTTCAAATATCGCTTCTGATTCAGGTTCAAATATCACTTCTGATTCAGGTTCAAATATCGCTTCTGATTCAGGTTCAAATATCGCTTCTGATTCAGCTTCAAATATCACTTCTGATTCTGGTTCAAATATCACTTCTGATTCTGGTTCAAATATCACTTCTGATTCTGGTTCAAATATCACTTCTGATTCTGGTTCAAATATCGCTTCTGATTCCGGTTCAAATATCACTTCTGATTCAGGTTCAAATATCACTTCTGATTCAGGTTCAAATATCGCTTCTGATTCAGGTTCAAATATCGCTTCTGATTCAGCTTCAAATATCACTTCTGATTCAGCTTCAAATAGCACTTTTGGTTTAAATAGCACTTGTGATTGAGGTAGCAATTTTGGTTCAGGTTCAAATAGCACTTGTGATTGAGGTAGCACTTGTGATTGAGGTAGCACTTGTGATTGATTGGGTAATGAAACTTTATTTAAATTATTACTAGCTGTCAATATGTAGAGAAGTAATGAACTCTGGGACGATGTATGTCTATTACAATAATTAATTGTTCTTGTATCTGCTCCCGCATTTGAACTACTTAATCCTTTTGTATATTGGTTTTTACTATTTGAATTTAAATTATTTAACCTACTTAATCCTAAATGCATTATTACTATTACTAATAATTATTAATATTAAATATTTAATATTAATATATAATTTTAATAATCTTAATATTATTAATAATTTTGTCTTGGCAACGCGCCCCATGCTCCTAAAGCAGGTCTCAAACTCGTATTATAAATAGACCCTTTCTTCTTAGGTGCTGCAGACCCACCAGACCTAGCTCTCTGTAAAGCACTTCTAGTGCCACTTGGATAGTAATTTTTTGTTGATATAGGCGCGTCTAAAGGTAATCCTACTTTGTAAGCCGATTTTCCTACAGCTACACTCTTTCTAATATTAGTTAACATAGATGACGCAATCGGAGCTATATAATTAACGTGACTAGACACAGGTATTTGTCTTTGAGTTGACCAAGATGTGAACACAATAGGTGTAGAGAGTTTTCCTAAAGCATCTTGTTGAGCCTTTGTTTTTGCACTCAAGTCAGTGGCTCTTAAATATTGCGCTCTGGCATTAACACTCATATCAGAGTATACTGGCTCCTGAGAAGGGAAGAATTGTTGCGGTGTGGGGCGTTGACCTGTCAGCGTGCCATAACTGTGATATGCCATAGAAAAAGGATAATTGTTTGTGCTTAATGGTCCAGTAATTGGTGTATTTACATATCCTGAATATGCCTGTGAACCAATTGATGTTGTAATTCCATACGGAGTTGTCATTTAATATAGATTATGAAAAAATATTAAATATTTGTCTGAAATTTGTTAACTATTTTGTATTAATTTTTTTACATAATGAAACAAATTCGTCATAATATTTATTTACGAGAGAAGGACTGTTTGTAGAAGAAGATGTCTCTGTAGAAGAAGATGTCTCTGTAGAAGAAGATGTCTCTGTAGAAAAAGGACTGCTACTTGTGCTACTTGATGAAATATCCCAATATGCCTGGTAAAATGGTGATACTCCTTCTTCATCCAAGCTGAATGGACACATTGTAAAATTACCACAATCGCAAGGAGTAGTTCCATCAGACGTTTTACCATCTTTTAAATACTTAAATCCTGAAACTAATGATGGCAGTTGGTCAAAATTTGTTTCTACACTCGTAGATTGTTTTGTAGTTGGGTCTATTGAATATGTTGTCAATAAAACCTTTGTGGGAGAGCCGGGAATAACCTTAGGGGCACATTTTATAGTTTTATTATCTTTAGTTGTGATTTCTCCTATGTCCCCCATAAACGAATTCCAAGGCCACATCATTTTACTAATAAAACTGGATTCTTTTAATGAGCCAATACAATTATTAAAATACATTTTGATTGCAATAGGACTGGATAATACTGCTCTAATAGGTTCTTGTTGTATTTTTTCTGGACCTACTATCATTTTCATATATTTTTGTATTTGCTCCTCAGTTGGTGGTGGCTTTTTATTTTTTTCCGCATCATCTGCCAAATTTTTTCTAATTGATTCATTCATACAATTTGTATAAAACGGCGGCCATTCCCAATGGCCATTTGATATATAATATTTTGCATCATCTTCTGTTGCAAATTTATAAAGGTTATTTAATCTATCATCAGTTAATTCCGATGAATGTGTATTTTGTTTTTTAAATGCCTTTTTAAAATCTGTAATAGTCTGGTCACTCCATTTGTTTCCTGCTGGTATAGGTCCAATATTTCCAAAATCAGATGTTGAAGAATTCATACTTAATCCTTCAACAATGGGTTTATAAAAAACTAAAACAAAAACTAAAACTAAAAAGGATAAATAAAATAATGGTTTGTGTTTATTAATAAACATTACTAAATTATGAATTTTCATTATATATTATATATATTTTAAAAATATATATAACTTTTTTATAATTATACATTTTACTTAATACCTTCTGATGTGACGATACGCGCTTTGTGACCCAGAATAATCATCTCCGCCAAATGACCTATCATTGTAATTTCTATTAATGGCCTGATTTCTTCTAAATCTTATAAAGTCGGACCCATCATAAACAAATTTAGTATTACAAGCAGACGCAGGAACGGCAGGGTTAACCTGGTTAGAGCTGTAAAACACATCAGCAACACACGCCGTTGAAATAGAACCAAAGCGGCTTCTAAGACCCTTTAATCCAGGTCTACTTTGAAAACTCTGGCAAGTTCCTCCGCAAGAATAATTTTGACGGCTGAGAATATCACCAGCATTATTAACAGCACGGAAAGAGCCAATCATACGCTTAGGATTGGAACTACCTGAAAGACTACTTGTATTCCAAGCATCCTTCAATAAAAAACGTGTTTGCGCAAACTCGTCGGCATTATCGTGATTTATAATTGGTTGAGGCATGTATCCTCTTAATCCGCCACCCAGAGAAGGGCGTGCTAAAGCTTTATTTCCGCCAATTAATATATTAATACCAAGACCAGGAATATAACCGACTAAATCACCTAGACCTCCAGTTGACCAGCCGGATTTACCTGTAGCAGATGGTGAAAAACCTGTTCCAACACTATTAGACATTTATATTATACTATAGTAGAATAAAAAATATATATTTTATTTTAGATTTATCTTTCTTTAGTTTTAGTTTTAATTTTGTTTTTCAATTTATAAGATTTATATTATAACATTTGCTAAAACTAGTGCTCCACTTTTCCTTCAGCAAAGTAATAAGATGGATTTATTTATCTGTCATAACTCTTGGTACAACATTCATAGTAGTTAGTTCCTGAAATAACAGTTTGCACGCATACGGTATTTCTACATACGAGAAATCGGTGCGGTTATCACACGTTCTACATAAATGAATATGTAACTTGTCATTATAAGAAGCTACTAAACCGCATTTCTTACATATGTGTACTGAATATTTATCTGAAGCATCATACATACGACCTCTTGTAAATCTGGCCGCACCATGTGATATCATTGCGTCACGTTCCATCTCACCAAATCTAAGACCACCATCTCTACTACGTCCTTCAGCAGGCTGTCTAGTTAGATTCACCATTGGGCCAATTGAACGACTGTGCTGCTTATCATTAACCATGTGTTTCAGTCTCTGATAAAATACAGGCCCCATAAATACAGAGCACTCCACTTGTTCCCCTGTAAGACCACTATACAATAATTCGTTACCGCTAGATTCATATCCAAGTGACAAGAGTTTCTTGGAAATATCATCTACATTCAAGTCACCAAAACTAGTTCCATCTCCAAATAGACCCAATTCAACTAAAACTTTTCCTAAAAGCGTCTCCTTTAGCTGCCCAATTGTCATACGAGATGGAATTGCGTGAGGATTGATAATAATATCTGGTCTCACTCCGGCACGATTGAATGGCATATCGGCTTCTGGAATAATGTTACCAACAGTACCCTTCTGACCATGACGACTTGAAAATTTATCACCAATTACCGGCTTTCTGAGAGCACGCAAACGTACTTTGGCAAAGGTATATCCGTCGCCATTTCGGTCAATATAGTTCTTATCAATATATGTCTCTTCTACTGTCCTGTAAATGCGACTTTGGTCTTCGTATTTAATTACCTTTGTATGGTCATTCTTATTCTCCTTAATTGGTGTGACTTTGGAAATAATAACGTCACGACTTTCAACGAGTGAATTTTCCGGCATAACACCCTTTGAGTTTACCTTGCTATAATTCCCGAATTTCATTCCTTTTGTCTTTGACGGGTCTGGTTTGCATCGTATTTCTTCGTCACCATTAATTTTCTGCTTATCTTCGTCCTTCTCTGTATGATAAATAGTTGTCTGAAACAACCCTCGGTCAATAGAACCTTTATTAATTAACACTGAATCCTCCTGATTATAACCAGTGTGTGTCATAATTGCCACATTAATATTACAACCCGATGGAATCTGGTTCATCTTAATCAAGTTCATTACACGAGTGTCTACTAGAGGTCTAGTCGGATAATTAAGCACATAAGCAGTCTTGTCCATACGTTCATTGTAATTTGTTGCGTAAACACCCATTGCCTGTTTTGCCTGTGCCGACTGATACGTATTTCTAGGCGACTGATTATGGTCAGGGAAAGGAATACACGAAGCAACGACGCCAAATAATGAACTAGGGTGAATTTCACAATGCGTATATTTGTAGATTTTATCTGTAGCTGATGTATTTGAATACATTTCTGATGGTTTTGTCGCAATCATTGAGAAGCTCTGCTCTTCAGGGTCAACATATTCCAATACAGCATCCGTTATTTTACAATCTGTGAATAAGTCGTCCCAACCAAGTTCATGCTTATTCAGTCCATCAACTACTTCCTTTGTTAGTAACAATTGCTTGCCTTTAACTCGCAAAAGTGGTCTAGTAACACGACCACTGTCATTACAAACACGAATTTCTTGTGTCAAATAATCAAATACAATGGATGTATAAATATTAATAATTCCTTTGCATTTCATATCTTTAAGCAACGAATATAAATGTATTGGGTCATTCTTTGTGATTCCTATCCAAGAACCATTAATAAATACCTTCACCTTATTGTACACGTCAATTGGTTTCAACTCTTCCACTGGCACGATATGTGGGGTAACATATTCATAGAGTGACATACTATTTGAATGAATTGTGATATGTGTCATATAACTTAGATTTTTAACAATACCAACTGATTGACCTTCCGGAGTTTCTGCGGGGCACAAGAAACCCCAAGATGTATTATGTAGCTTGCGAGGAGGCACTAACTTACCACTCTTATCAGTCGGCGTAGATATTCTACGCAAGTGACTTAAACTGGAGACATAAGTTAGACGGTTAAGAACCTGTGCGACTCCGACTTTATTTGAATTTGTATGTTTAATACCAAAATCACCAGTTGCCAATGCGCGCTTGAACCCGTTTTCAATCGTAGTTGATTTTACAATTTTATAAATATTTGTGAGATTTATTATATTCAAATAATCTTCAGTTGACCTCCAAGAGCCAGTGTTGATTTCTTTGACAACTTGCTTTTCCATATCCTTTACCAACTTGTTAAAGTAGTTTCTGAATAGATTATTGAGTGAACTGCCAGTCAAATCAACACGCTTGTTAATATACGAATCACGGTCGTCTGCCTTTATCCATTCAAAATTTGCCTTCATCAATTTATTTGCCATGTAGCCCAAGAAATAAATCTTTTGACTAATCGTATTACAATGAGGATATAAGTCATTCTGAAGCACATCTAGTGTAAATTCGTGCTTCTTCCTTATCCCAGTTTCCTTGTCCATATTGATTGGCGTATAAATAACATAACTGGTAATGTAACGGATGCATTCTTCCTTGGTCAAATGCTTGTTGGCTTCAATAATAGATGCCTGTAAATTATCCAACATTACCTTGTATTTTGGCACATCCAGGTCCAGCAAGATATATTCACAGATTTCCTTGTCTGAAATAACACCCAGAGCACGAAATACAATAAATAATGGAATTGGTTGTTTAACGCGGGGGATTTGAATACATATTGGCTGTCCAAAACCGTTATTCTTAGATGAAATCATCATATTAATTTGCTTCGGAGAAATACATTTGAAATCAGGGACAGATTTAATTTCGGCGCTCCAATTATACTTTGTATTATTCTTGGCTATATTGAAACAATATACACGGTTTTCAGCAGCGCGCTCTTGTCCCAACACAGTCTTTTCTGAGCCATTAATAATAAAGTATCCTCCAGTATCATAACGACATTCACCTGTATGCTGATTGTCTACATATTTGTATTGATTCAAGACACAAATATTGGATTTCAACATAATGGGTAGCTTGCCAATGTGGATTTTGGGTAATGTTTTATGAAACGTATTGGTATTTGATAGTCCTTCGCCATTACGAATAATGTATTTAATATTGATATCAATTGTCATTGCAGATGCGTATGTGAAATTTCGCAACCTTGCTGATTGAGGGAACATTAATTTAATTGCGCCATTGTTTTCGTGAATTTGAGGGCGATAAATATGAAAGTTTTCAAATGTGATGAACATTTCTAGTGCATATTTACCTGAAACAGGGTCATAGTCATTTTCAGACTTGATATGAACAGGATTAAACATCTCAATCGTTTTAATAATTTGGTATCCAACAAAATTATTATAAGATTCTAACTGGTGGCGAACTAGTCGCTCCAAATGCTGGTCTCTGAAATAAGAATCTATAATAGACCAGGGAGTTTCAATGTAGGGGTCTACCGTGCTTTCTTTTTTAAAGCTTTCTTTTTCTTTACACGAATCTGCTAACATAGTATTTAAGTTTAAAGCTTGGGTTATATTGGGTTTCATTAATAATTTCATTTCTTACGCTATTTTATATTTCAATTTATTTTTAAATGGTTTTATTATATCTTCTTTTTCTTTTTCATTGTGGGGGCTTGCAAAAAAACCTAATAACATAAAATCAATATAAAAATAAATCATAATACTACTATATTGATAATGAATAGAAAATACAGGTTTAAATCGTCTACCGATGTAAATAATTATAACAAGTTTTTATTAGACCTAGATAATAAAACAAAAAATGACAGTTTAACAAATGACAGTAACAAGGAAAGTCCAATAAAAAACTGCTTAGACTCAATAAACAAAGTATATGATGAAAACAATGGATTCACTTCTTTGACTAAACTGGATATATTATGTAACGCAATAGACCCTAATGAATATAGTAAAGATACAAGTAATAATGATACTAGTAATAATAAATTGGAATTAGAATCAAACCTAAAGGAATATTTAAAGCAAATTATTAGTAAAAAATTTATTAAACCAAATGGTCAGGCAAAAACTGTTTTAAAACGGCCAGACATAGAGCCCATTATTAAACACCATGTAACAATTGACACCGAAATAAATAATATTGAAGATTTGTTACACCTGATTGAGAAATATCCAGACATAAAGGAAACCAAATACAATATTGATATGAAAATTTTACACAAAATAAAGGAGCCGCTTACCAATTTAAATAATATGATTGGTATGAAAAATCTAAAGGAAAATATTGTTGACCAAATTTTATTCTATATTCAAAATTTACACAAGCCCAAAATACAATTAGAAACCAACAATAATGCTTTAATAGAAAGTACTGGTGATTTTATGCACACTGTCATTTATGGCCCTCCCGGAACTGGAAAAACTGAAATTGCCAAAATTATAGGACAAATATTTGCCAAAATAGGGGTATTAAACAAAGGTACTTTTAAAAAGGTTACACGAAGTGACCTTATAGCAGGATTTCTTGGTCAGACTGCGATAAAAACACGCGATGTTGTCAAAGAGTGTTTGGGTGGTGTCTTATTTATAGATGAAGCATATGCTCTAGGTAGTTCAGATAAACGCGACTCTTTTTCAAAAGAATGTATTGATACACTTTGCGAGGCACTTAGTGACCATAAAGACAATTTGATGGTAATTATTGCTGGATATGAAACTGAATTAAATGAATGTTTTTTTAACAACAATCAGGGCCTTAATTCGCGATTTACTTGGCGTTTCAAAACTGATAAATACACGGCGGAAGATTTATATCATATTTTTATGAAAAAGGTTAAAATTTCTGGTTGGGAACTACTTTCATCTGATAAAGACAATAAAGACAATAAAGATAATTTAAATATAAATGTAAAATGGTTTGAAAAACACAAGAGTTCGTTTAAATTTTATGGTAGAGATATTGAAACATTATTTGCAAAAGTAAAAATAGCACATTCTAGGCGCGTCTTTTGTTTAGACGAAACATTTAAGAGAAAAATTACTTTAAGGGATTTAGATAAGGGTTATGAAATATTTTTAAAGAATGATACAGATAGTAAACGAGACGAAACTATGCGACAAGTTATTTCAAGTATGTATATGTAAATTTTACTATTGGTTTATTGGTTTAAATAAAATTCATAAAATGTTTTTTTAATATAATAAAATGTCTACTAAAAAAACAATACAAATTAATCCAGAACTATTCAGAATGAATGGTAACAAAACAAGAAAGGTTCGGGAGAAAAAAGACATGGTCATAAACCCAATTGTTAGTCCAAATAACTTAAAAACCAAATTATTAAAGCGCATTAAAGAACATAAAACAAAGGAAATTTTAGACTCAAAGTCAAATACAAATTCTAACAGCAGTTTAGGTCAAAATAAATCTAGTTATAATGACGAATTTCACGATGCATTAAATTATCTATCAGGGTTATCTAAGAATAAAAAAAGAGAGGAGATTGTTCAGCAACGATTACACAATAAAACACTTAGAAATCCGTTGGTTACACCTTCTATTACGCCTGCTATTATAGGAGGAGGTGCTTCTATGAACCCAAATATTTATATGTCGTCATTAATATCCAATACACCGGTTGCAACATCACCTTATGTTTCACTTGATTTACCAAGTGAATTACAAGAACCAATAAATATGCCGGTACCTTCTGGAGGAAATGTTATGAATATTAAATATAAATCGCAACCGGATGTGCCTTATGGTTGTTTAAAAGGTGGGTCTAAACCGTCATATCGTTCTTGGATACAAACAAGGAAAAATTTTGATTTACCTGATATATTCAATGTAAATACAACCCCAATTGATATTAATGCCAGACCACCGACACCGCCAAAAAGAAATATGTTTGTTGAGCCGGTCATCGCGAATCCTGTACCAGCAACTTCATTAAGAGAACAGCGTTTAGAACAAATAAAAAATAAATTAAAAAAAATTCAAGAACAAGAAAATGGACATAAACCCGAAGTCCAGAATTTAGCACAAAATTTGTCTATTTTAGAACCAATTTCACAAATTGGCTCAATAATAGAAGATTTACCTCCATTTGATGAAGGCACGCCTGCTAAAATACAGGAAATATTATCAGATGCTTCAATTATTGAAAAGAAAGCACCGGAATTAAAAAAATATATAAAAAAGACAATTCGGCGTAAATTTACTCTGGGTCGTTCAGACAAAATGAGGCGCGTTGGCGTATTATTAAAAGATAAACAGACTAGAAAAAATGTTATCAATGCGCAAAAGGAACTTAAGAAAACTAGTATAACGGATGTTCGTAAATATTTAAGACAACACGGAATTATTAAAGTAGGAAGCACCGCACCCAATGATATTTTAAGAAAAACATTTGAATCAGCTATGTTGGCAGGTGAAATAACTAACAATAATAAGGATGTTTTGTTACATAATTTTTTAAATGAGGAATAAAAAACATATTGTAATTGTTTTCTCTGGTTATGTTAAGTTATAATAATGGAAACAACTAAAAATGAGCTTCCGCCAAATGCTAAAAAGTTTTTTTACAATTTAAGCAATTATTTGGACACAAAAATATTGTTTTATGGCAGCATCCAGCGTTCAGATTATGTGCCTGGTAAAAGTGATATTGATGTTGCCATATTTACAGATAATGAAGACAGCTTAATGAATAAATTACAGCATCATTTACGTTTGAAAAAAAAAGACTTCAAGAAGATTATGTATATTATTGATGGAAATGTAGTAAATGGATTTAAGATAAAATATGAGAATAAAAAAGAGAATATAAAAGCTGAATTTTCAATTTATAATGACAATTTTAAGGATATTATTATTAAACAGCATACCAAAAAATTTGTATTACCCGCGTATATTTCAGTAATGTTGTATTTATTGAAGACGTTTTATTACAAGATTCCAATTTTACCAAAATCGTTTTATATTAATGCCAAAAACTGGTTACTTAATTTGGTTGATAATCCGGGCACCCAATTTATTCTATTAAATTAGTGATACCACATTTTACAGTGATAACACATTTTACAGTGATAACACATTTTACAGTGATAACACATAAAAAATATTTATATAAAGACTTCTTTACATAAATAATTAATAGCAACTAACAAAAACAAATGTCATTTATAAAAGAATATTTCACTTTAACAAAGCAATATACTGACGAATATGGTCAAAATACAATTTTGCTAATGCAATGTGGTGCTTTTTTTGAAGTATACGGTCTAAAGGACAAAAATGATATAATATATGGCAGCAATATTTGCGACTTTTCCAAAATTTGCGACCTAAACGTAGTTGATAAGAAGGTCTGTGTTGGTAATGACAATGTTGTTCTTAGTGGGTTCAAGGACCATCTAGTGGATAAATATATTAAGAAGCTACAAGATACTGGATATACAGTTGTTGTATATGTTCAAAATGATGATATGTCAAATGGACAAATAACCAGGTCATTATTAGGCGTCTTTTCCCCTGGCACATATTTTTCTGTTGATACAGACAATATAACTAACAAAACCTGTTGTATTTGGATACAAACAAGAAAAAAAGGATTGTATTCTTTGTTGAATTCTGCGAATACAAATTCCTGCACACATATTATTTATGTTGGAGTTGCACTAATTGATATATACACAGGAAAATCATGTATTATGGAATACTTTGAACAATATATTAAAAATCCAACAACCTTTGATGAGCTAGAGCGGTTTATTTCAATTCATTGCCCTAGTGAGACAATTGTTATTTCAAATTTGGGAAAAGAAGATATTAATGATATTGTCAGTTATGTGAATATTAAAAGTAAGGCTCTCCATTTTGTTAGTTTATCTGATGAAAAGGAACAAAATGAATTAGCAGTAGAAAATAAAAATATTGTAAGGGCTTTAAATTGTGAGAAACAAATTTACCAGACCGAGTTGCTAAGGAAATTCTACAAATTTGATGACATTGGTTCATTTATGACAATCTTCGGAGTGACAGTTTACGCAACCCAGGCATTCTGTTATTTGTTAGATTTCATTTACCAACACAACCCTAATTTGGTTTATAAAATTGCCGAGCCAACTATAGAAAATGAGAGTGATAAATTAGTTCTAGCAAATCATTCGTTAAAGCAATTGAATATTATTGATGATGACACATACAGAGGCAAGTATTCATCTGTTGTCAAAATGTTGAATGAATGTATTACTCCGATGGGTAAGCGTAAATTTACCCACAGTTTTTTGAACCCAGTTACCAATGTAATCTATTTACAGGGTGAATATGACATAGTTGAATGTCTCTTAACCAATATGGCTACAGATGAATATACTATAGTAAAACAAATGTTGTCTTCATTCAAGGACTTGGTAAAGATTAATCGGCAAATAATGTTGAAAAAAATACAGCCAAAATACATTTATCAACTTTACATGGGGATATTATCCAGTAAAATGGTTTATAATTTTGTCCTGAGCAATCACAAACTAACCGAATATTTAGAGGATAAGCTTGGACCTGATGTATTTGAAAACTTGTTAGTATACATTGTTGAAATTTCCACATTTTTGGATAAAGTGTTAATAATGGATATGTGTAAGGATATTGATAACATTCATAAGATTGAGCAGAGTTTTATTAAGAATGGAGTGGATTCTGTATTGGATAAAAAAATTATGACTTTAATGGAATCAGAAGACCAGCTAGAATGTTGTAGGGCATATTTTAGCTCTATTATTGCCAATTATGAGACAGGTGGGAAGAAGAAGGTTACTAAGAAAACGGTTTCTTCAGAAAATGATGTAGAATCTTCTATAAATGATACATTTGTAAAAATTCACGAAACTGAGAAGAATAATTTCAGTCTAATTGCGACCGACCGGCGATGTAAAATATTAGAAGAAGTGTTGTCTTTAAACAAGGCCAAAACTATTAGTTTAACATATAAGTCGTCATATTTCAAAGATGAAAGACAATTTGTCTTGGAAATTGGCAAAGATGTTATTGTATTGGAGAAACAATCAGCAACAAATCGTTTCATTACAAGCCCGCAAATAAATAAATTATGCAAGGATGTTAGTTCAATCAAGATAAATCTGATTGATACAGTGTCCAAAGTTTACGCCAATATTATCAATGATTTGGAACGATTTCAAAGTAAAATAGAAGATATTTGCGAGTTCATCACGTGTGTGGATGTAGTATATGCCAAGACATATATTGCCTTCAAGTATAATTATTGTAAACCTACTATTGAAAACTCTTCTGTAGGAATTCCTACTATAGGATTAGAAAAATCTTATATAAAGGCGCACAATTTGCGCCACTGTTTGATTGAGAAAATACAGCAATCTGAGCTTTATGTAGCCAATGATGTCACTATTGGAGCCGATGAAACAAATGGTATTCTCTTATACGGAACTAATGCCGTTGGAAAAACCAGCATTATCAGGGCGCTTGGAATTAGCGTTGTAATGGCACAATCGGGTCTATATGTGCCAGCATCATCGTTTGTATATTATCCATATAAATACATTTTTACACGTATTCTAGGCAACGACAATTTATTCAAAGGTCTATCTACATTTGCCGTTGAAATGTCTGAACTAAGAACCATTTTAAGACTAGCTGACAGTCGCAGTCTTGTTTTAGGCGACGAACTGTGCTCCGGAACAGAAAGCACAAGTGCTATTAGTATTTTTGTTGCTGGTGTGCAAACACTTTATAAAAAAGAGTGTTCTTTTATATTTGCGACACATTTACACGAAATAGTGGATTATGAAGAAATAACGTCTTTGACAAGTGTAAAATGTAAACATATGTCGGTTATTTATGACAAGGAAACTGACGCGCTTGTATATGATAGGAAACTAAAAGACGGACCGGGAAACAATATGTATGGCCTTGAAGTATGTAAGTCACTTAGCTTGCCGCAAGATTTCTTAGAAATGGCGTATAACATACGTATGAAATATAAACCGGAAGCCAAAAGTGTATTAGACAGGAAACAATCGCATTTTAATGCCAAGCATATAAAGGGACAGTGTGAAAAATGTGGCAAACATATGGCGACCGAGGTCCATCATTTACAATATCAGCAAGACGCAGACGGCCGTGGTCTTATTGAAAACGCCAAGGACGGATTAACATTTCATAAGAACCACCCGGCAAACCTGATAAGTCTTTGTAACACGTGTCATGACGAAATACACACTACAGGGACTAGGTTGAAGAAGGTGAAGACAAGTAAGGGCACCGTTGTGAAACCTTTATTATAAACTTGTTTTATAAAAAATTGACTTATTATAAAATCCGATAATAAATTTTATAATAAAAATAATAATGGAAAAAAAAACATTGTCTATTGTGGATGCTCATAAAGAAATAATAAAAGTGATTCCAGAATACAAAAGAGTGTTAATATGCGATTTAAATTTATTTATAAATAAACTACAACAAGAAAAGCGTAAGCCAAAATATTTAACCGAAAAACATGTATATGTCAGTTATCTAAATGTATTACTAGAACATTTACCAAATCGGCCTCTAGCAAATTCAGACCCAAACTGGATGTGGGATTGTCAGGAGGCGTTTAGTAATTGTTACAATGGATAAGGGAAACATAAAGTTAAATATTTGTATTTTATTCAGTGTAATATATTATATGACTGAAATTATCAAAAACAAATTATATTTGGGCGACATGTTTGATGCAAATAACGCGGATAATATAAAAAATACAAATATATCATGCGTCATTTGTGTTGCTGAAAGATTACAAATTACTAATACAAATCCAAATGTAAAGGTTCACAAGTATGAGTTAAGCGATGATTATAATTGTAATATTTCTCTCTATTTTGATGAAATTGGAGATATTATACATAAAGAAAAGTCTGTATTAGTGAATTGTGCTGCTGGAATAAGTAGGTCATCTACAATTGTTATTGCTTACATAATGAAATATTACAAAATAGAATTAAAAAGGGCATTTAATTATGTCAGACATAAAAGAAATCAAATATGTCCCAATAAGAAATTTATGAGTTGCTTATTAGATTACGAGTTATCCTTGTTTGGTAAAAATAGTTTAACTTACGATGAATGTATTAAACTATTTTATTATACTTAATATTTTAGAATTAGGCCTTTGACTGAGACTTAGTCTGAGCCTTCATATTCAGATTCTTTCTGGTCTTGTTTAAAAACCCAAGAAGTCTATCTGAAACCTTCTCAATTACAGGGACTGTCTCCTTGGCAACAAATTTAACTTTAGAACCAACAGTTTCTAATCCAGCCTTAACCCTGGGTGCATATTTTTTAGTGGTTGACCTTGCTACATTGTATCCCTTTGATAGCGATTTTCTAATCATTGAACCTGAACGCCTTTTAGAAGATTTGTTGTATCTTTTGTACGCCATTATAAAATATGAAAATATTATATTTTGTTATTTCCTTTTCTAAATATAGAATATATATGAACTCAATTATAAGTTTTTTTAATGACAATTCTAAATATATAGCAATAATTATTGCTGTTGTTGTAAGTTTGTTAGTATACATCAAGTTTAACAATATAGATTTAAATAAAAAAACAACTAAGAAATTAATACAAACAGTTACAGTGGAGACTTTTGATACAAAACCAGTATTAGACACAGAAGAAAACAGTGAATTGATGTTTCAGTTACCTCCTAAAAAAGACCAGAACCAAAACCTAGACCAAGACCAAGAATTTAACTTTAATGGTGCTAAAAGTTTTTGCGAAAATTACAGAGGCAAATCAGATGAACTAAATAAAGCTGCCAAGGGCTTGACAGACGAAAGCTGTAAAACGTCTACTTGTTGCGTCTTGGTCCAGGGACAAAACGGCAATACTTGTATGGCGGGGGACGTCAATGGTCCTACATTCCAGAAGGACTTAAAAGGCAATCTGATTTCAATGGACGCCTACTATTATCTAGGGAAGCGATACCCTCACCCGCCTACATTAATGTAGGCTGTTATAAAATTTGTATTTAGATAGATGCCCTACATGGTTGTAGGTAGTTTCCAAATTGTGAGCCCCGCATCCGTCGCCAACTGCGCCACAATTGCATCATTATTGTAGTCATTTAGATACACAATTTCCTTTATATTTGAAGCCGCAATTGCTCTAAAACAATTTATACACGGATAATGTGTTACATATATTTTGGCACCGGATAGACTTGTTCCACGTTTTGCGCAATCCGTTATCGCATTGATTTCACTGTGAATAATAGACTGCTCGTGATTGTCTTTGACACGGGAAATGTGCGGCGCCCCACAAATGTATCCATTGTAACCCATTGAAATAAGACGACCATCTTTGACTATAACGGAGCCAACATTAAGACGCTTACATGGACTACGCTGTGATGCGAGTAAGGCAATGGACATAAAATAGTCATCCCATTCAATCCTTTTATCACTTATATTTTTATTGGTTATAATGCTGTTTATTTGCGAAAGCATATTATAGTTATTTTTATAATATGTTTTTATCTTGTTATTCTTAGATTTTATTTTTCTTAGATTTTATTTTATTTGGTTTTATTTTTTTGGATTTGTTATTATTTGTTCTTTTTCTCCTTGTATAGCCAAATCGTGATACAGTGAACTTTTTATTGCCTAGTCTTTTGCCACCCAATGTAGATGAACTGGAATCAGTTGAATTAATTATAACTGCTTCCTTTTCTTTTTCTTTTTCTATTGCTTGCTGTTCTTCTTCTTTTTCCACTTTTTCTAACTCAGCTTGCTCTTCCGGAGACAGTTTTTTTACTTCATCTGGAAGCAATGATTTAAATATTTTAATGATTCCTGTCTCCTTTTTGGTTTTCACAGCATAAAATAATATACTCATACCTTTATTATCCAAAAATTGTGGATTGGCTTCATGGTCTAGTAACAATTTAACCTTCGCTTCAACATTTGCCGCTACAGCATACCACAGTGCTGTACGACCATTACTGTTTTTAATATTGGTATCCGCTCCATTTTCCAAAAGCCATTTCATCGTTTCTATAGTCCCATATCTAGATTGGACCATTAAAGCAGTTATACCATTATATGTAACATTCACATTATTTATTTTATCTTCTGTAAACAGTTCTTTCATTTTATCCAATTTAGGTGTATCTTGACTTGTTAGTTGACCTACAAAATCTTTATTTATATTTATATCTTCTAGCAATTGTTGAGCTTGTGTATTTCCAAATTTAATAGCAAGGTCTACAGCCGTTTCTCCTTCCTTGTTTTTTATATTTGGGTCCGCTCCTTTAGACTGCAGCCATTCTATGGGTTCTCTGGTTCCTGATGCAGATTGAACCATTAATGCAGTTAAACCATTATATGTAACATTAACATCCTTTATTTTACCTTCATTATATAGGGTAGTCATTTTATCCAATGTGGGTATATTCACTCCTATTGTTCCTACAAATTGTGAAATGCTATCTTTTTCTGTTTCTGTATTTTTTTCCTGCATAATTTTTCTTTCATTTCCTCGTATTAATTCATTTAGATTCAGTTGACTACCGTCGGTTAATTTAATAATTGCCTTGGCTCTTTTGCTTAACAAAAGTTTTATATTATCATTATTTTTAGAAATGATGGCAAAGTAAAGGGCTGTATAACCTTCTGAGTTCTGAAAATTAATATCAGCTCCATTGTCTAGTAACCATGTTATGGCTTCTGGGGACCCTGATGCCGATTGAACCATTAAAGCAGTCACGTCATTATATATAACATTAACATCCTTTATTTTACCTTTACCTTCATTATATAAGGTGGTCATTTGTTCTACACTTGGTGGGTTCATGCCGCCAATTGTTCCTACAAATTCAGCTATATCATTAGAATTATTAGAATTATACTGTGAACCAACTATTAAACCAATAACAATAGCTGAGCCAATTGCGATTCCTACTATTTCTCCAGCACCAAGGTTATCATTTTTTGACATTTTAGTATTTATATATTATAATATTAAAAATAAAACTGACGTAATTGTCATAATCAAAAAAAATTGATTTTAAAATAAATATATATAAGAATAGTATAAATATATATACAAAGATGATTATCCCTATAAAGTGTTTTACCTGTGGAATTGTTTTAGCAAACAAATACCGATATTATACTGAAGAAGTTAGAAAGCGAAAAATGGCGAAGGACCTACACGTTGATAAAGTGATTTATTTGACGTCGGAATATAGCGAAAAGACGCCCGAGGGCGAAGTATTAGATGAGCTCAAGCTTATGAAGATGTGCTGTCGCCGACATATGCTTACGCATGTGGACATTGATTAAAATTAATATATAACATAAAGGTGCGTTTATTTATATTACATTTATTATATTTGGGTTTTTTTATTTTCCAGGTATATAATAAATGGCTACTAGAAAAAACAAGGGTGGAAAAAAGCAAAAAATTTATAGAATGAAGGGATGTTCTAAAAGACATTCTTTAGGCGGCAAGAGTCATAAATGTTCTAAAAGCTGTAAACATTCTATGAAAGGCGGGGGATGTGACCCAGTAACTCACTATTGTGGGTCCTCCGGAATGGGAGGCGGTTGTGGCTCTTGTGGCCAAACAGGTGGTTTTGGTGGTTGTACAACTTGTCGTCATCGCCAAACAGGTGGTTTTTTTAATTGTCCTACTTGTTATAAACACCAAAAAGGTGGAAATTTTTTTAAAACAGATTTACCTCCAGTTCCTGCTCCATTGGTAGGAAAAGAATGGCTCCCAGAAATCAAAGGATGGCCCGGTGTTGATGGCAGTCGCAACTATTTGGCAAATAATTTATACAAGACTGATGTTCAAACAATGATGAAATTAGATGGTGGAGCAAAAAAAAGTTGGGGAGGTAAATCTAATAGCAAAAAAAGTTGGGGAGGCAAAAAAAATAAGTCTAGAAAAACCAAATTACAAGGTGGTGGCCTTTTACCCCAAGAATTTGTTAATTTAGGCAGAGATTTGAAATTTAATTTTGAAAGCACATTGAATTCATTAAATGGCTATTCTGCACCAGTAAATCCAAAAGTGTATATGGACCAATTTGCAAAAACAAATAAAATGCTTATTTAAGGGCATTTAAAATAATATAATTATCTATACTTAATTTATTAAAATGGCTTTTCCAAATAAATTAAGTCAATTATGTACTCCTTCTCTTGTTTACTTTGTTATTTCATTTATTGGACTTGCAATGGCGATTGTTCAAAACTTGGGAAATAAAAACAAATATAGTTTAGGCAGTTTTTCGTGTCAAGTCCCCAGTTGTATTGCCGTGTTTATTGTAAAAATAGTCTATGTATTATTTTGGACTTGGGTTCTTAATTTAATGTGTCGCGATGGTCACGTTGAAATTGCCTGGTTCCTTGTTATATTACCATTTATTCTTTTGGCAGTTATTGTTGGTCTTGTTATGATGAATCAACATAAAAAGACTAAAAAAGACGGACTACAAGACCCAAAACGTATCTTGCGTTAAATAAAATAATTCTGTTATTAAGTGCTAAAGCATATTACAGTATTTTTGATAATATTATGATTATGATAATATTTTCATCCTAATTTCATCCAAAAATTCTGAATTTGGCAAAATATAAACCTAATAATATGATTGTCATACCCGCGTAATCATCTATTGTTGTAGGTAATTTCAACCAAAACGAATTGGAGAATATTTGCGACATAAAATTAAAAATATATGATGACATTGCTAGTTGAGCAGGGTTTAAAAAAAGAATTCCAAGACGTTGTGCTGGAATGACAAATACCCATTCTACTGTTGCCCAAAACTCCGACGTTATTATTTTTTCAACCATAGAAGCTGTTTTTAATTCACCTGTTGTTTGCGTAAATAACGCCAACTGCATAGCAATAACAATCAAAATATTTAGAAATAACCATAATATTACTGTTTGTAAAATATTCATTATATAATATTATAATATAAATTAAGTTTATAAATACAACAATTTAAAAACTTAATTTATATATATATGGACTATTCTAAGATACAATATTACTTATTATATTTGTTTTTATTTATACTAGCACAAAGTTTTTCTGTGTGGGGGCAATATGTGACACTTCCGTTTGAAAAATTAGGTGCATGGGACGCATTTAAAATGGCTATACCATTTGCTTGGTTAGATTGGTTAGTAATGCCTTATGTCATTATGATTGGTGATAAATATAAATTAGTTACACCTACTCATGATATAATTTTACTAATTATTATACAATTTTCATTAGTTTTACTAGTCAACCATTTTTACCTTAAGCGAGATATTTTTAGAAGTGACTATCTTGCCTTCTTTTTAATTTTAGCAGGTTTTTATATTAGTTTTGATAATAGTATTTCTAAAATATTAAATATCCCAATTGCCAAAACAATTAATAATGAATAAATTATAATTAAATTATATCATATTATATTATATTATATAATGCAAACTAATATGAAAAAGGTAAAAAATGGCATTTCATATGAAATGAACGGTTGGATATATGTTTCGGTCAAGGGAAAACCTAGGGAGCGCGGCTACGCATATGGTAGATTAGTTGCCGATGAAATGAAACGGGCTAAAAAAATTATTGATTTCACTACTTTTTTTGACATTGGTGTTAAATGGGATTTCTTTGTTGAAGCTGCTGCTAAATACTTTAAACCAAAAATTATGGAGCAGTTTCCTGAATTCTATGAGGAAATGGTTGGCTTCTCGGAGGGATGTACTGCCGCTGGAACAAATTTGTCAGTTGATTGGATTGTTGCTTGGAATAATTGGATGACATTGACTGAAGGCTGGTTTGCGAATATGCCCGATGAAGAACGCATTGCTGTTTTTGGTACAAATGGTTCAAAGAGTTCCGGAGGGAAGGAGGGTGGCGCTGCCGATAAATGTAGTGCATTTATGGCAAATGGTGACTGGACTGCTGATGGTAAGATTGTTGTATCACATAATAATTTTAGTAATTTTGTTGACGGACAGTTGGCGCGCGTTGTGCTTGATTTAAAACCCGAAAAAGGCTGTCGTATGTTGATACAGGGTTTTGTTGGTTGGATATGGTCTGGAACCGATTTCTTTGTAACATCTGCCGGAATTATTGGCACTGAGACAACTATTGGTGGATTTAATGTTTACGAAAATAATATTCCGATTTCGTGCCGTATCAGAAATGCTATGCAATATGGTAAAACCCTAGATGATTATGTGGAAATGTTGTTAGATGGTAATTCTGGAGATTATGCCAATTCGTGGCTTTTTGGCGACACCAAAACAAATGAAATTTTGAGATTGGAGCTTGGTCTGCGTTTTCATAATGTGGAGCGAACCAAGAATGGTTATTTCATTGGATTTAATGCGCCTTATGATTCTCGCATTCGTAATTTAGAGTGCGCAAATACCGGATTTGACGACATTCGTCGCCATCAGGGAGCCAGACGCGTTCGCTTAGATGACTTGATGGATGAACACAAAGGCAAAATTAATATTGAAATTGCTCAAAAAATATTGTCTGACCATTATGATGTGTATTTACACAAGGAAAACCCGTGCTCTAGAACGGTGTGCTCGCATTATGAATTAGATGCACGTGAATATATGTCCGACCCATCTAGACCCAAGCCTTATCAGCCTCGCGGTGCGTTAGATGGAAATGTTTGCGACACGACAATGGCAAAGAATATGTCATTTTCTTTGCGCTGGGGCAACTCGTGCGGGATTCCTTTTGATAAGAATAAGTTTTGTGATGAACATAAAGAGTGGTCTTACCTTAGAGAATACTTGGAAGACAGGCCGCAACAACCTTGGACTACGTTTACAATAACTAATAATTTGTCAAACGCAAAGACAATTGTTAATCGTAAAAAGTCGGGTAAAAGCAAGACAATAAAAACAAAACAATAAAAATTGAAACATTAGTTACTCATTTTACATATTATAAAACATATTAAACATTACGATTGTTACTATATAAGTATATACTAACAATGATTTGCTATTTCCTGATTATTTATTTAATTTATATTCAAACGGTTAATACTGTTTTACAAGAATTGTTTCACATGAATAATAATGGCTGGAAAATAGTGGGAAACAAGAATGTAACCGATGCGGTATTTAGACCGTATAGCTTGAACGGACTAATGTCTCATTATATTATTGGTGACGACAAAGTTATTAATGTGGACAGTAAAAGAAAGGATGATTCAAATTTGTGGTATTTTAGTAAGCAGTTTCCTACTAATTTCTCCTTGAAAAATTCTAGTATATTCTCATTTACTATGAGCAGTTTTTCCGGGGATTTTAAAAACCCAAATAGCCCTTTATCGGCTTTAATTAGAGTAACAAATAATGTTACAAATGAGCTTATCATATTTCCTGTTAATCATTTGATTAAAAAATACAATGGGTCAATTCAGGAATTTGTTGTGCCGATGGTCCATACCTTGTGGCTTAACGGTCTCAATTATACGCAAATTGGAGTCAATCATTTCAAAAATGTCCTGCAAAATGTCAAGCAAATTGATATTTTGGGGGATTGGACGCGAGGCAACGAAACAATGGGTCTTGATAATGTTTTAATTGGGTAGATTTACCTAGGCAAATTATTGTATTTTATAATTTAATATTTTTATAACCAGAATTGGTAACAAAAATATTCATGGGATTTTATCATATTTCTCAGTAACAAATATTTTCTAAAAAGTAAAAAGGGAAATGATTTTTGGACATTTATAAATGTCCAATTTTAAGAACCTGAAAAAAGTTTCAAAAAACAGTGTTTTTTTCACGTTGTGACTGAGATGCTGACAATTATTTTTTTTGTGTAAAAAAATTGTGACGATATTTTTTTATGTTTTTTGACAAAAACCTTAGGGGATTTTATATATTGCTTATATATAGCAATGTTTAGCAATGATTCTGTCCCCCAAAATCCCCATAATTTTTATTGTGAAAAATGTCACTATACAACGTCTAATAAAAAGGATTTCAACAAACATCATAATACCAAAAAACATTTAAGCAATGATAAATCAACATTTTCAATCCAAAAATCCCCAAAAATCCCAAGCCCTCTGTATGACTGCATATGTGGTAAGACATATAAAGATAATTCAGGATTATGGAGGCATAAAAAAATATGCGATTATCAAGAAAAAGTGAACACTGGCAACAAGAGCGATATTATAAATGATTTTGAAAATGAAATGAACAAATCTGAGTCATTTGATAAGAATCTGCTATTTGAATTATTAAAACAAAACCATGAACTACAAAGGCAGCTGATTGAAATGTCTATAAAAAACAATACAACCACCAATTCAAATAACACAATAACTAACAACAGTGTCAATACAAACTGTAACAATTCATTCAATTTGCAGGTTTTTCTGAATGAGAAATGTAAAGATGCTATGAATATGAGCGAATTTATTGATACGATTAAGGTGCAATTATCAGACCTGGAGAATTTTGCTCAAGATGGCTATGCTGGTGGCGTTTCAAATATTATTGTGAAAGGGTTAAACGCAATAGACACATATTTGCGCCCCATTCATTGTAGCGACTTGAAACGAGAAACCGTGTATATTAAAGACAATGATTGCTGGATAAAGGAGACAGATGAGAAGCTTGTATTAAAAAATGCAATTAAAAAGGTAGCTTTTAAAAACATCAGGCAAATCAATGAGTGGGTAAAAGAGAATCCGGAATGCAAAGACCCTAGAACAAAAAAATTTGATAAATACAATAAAATAGTAATGAACTCTATGTCTGGCGTAACAGAACAAGAACAGCACGACAATATAGACAAAATAGTGCGAAATGTTACAAAGGCTGTTGTAATAGACAAATACATAGAAAAATAATTAGTTATTCAAATGTTTCTTATATATTATATAAAAAACATTATAAAAAATATATAACATTATATTATTATGGATACAATCGCTTGGAATCTAATTGACAAATATTTTAAAGACAATCCGTATAATTTAGTTGCCCACCATTTAGACTCATATAACGACTTTTTTGACAAAGGTATTTTTCAGATTTTTCGTGAAAACAATCCCATTCGTTTTATTGAAAGAGAGGAGCAAAATAAGGAAATAACCAGGGAGGGCAGAGTAGTTGAAAAAGGCAGAAATGAATGTTTTTTATATCTTGGTGGAAAAACTGGTGACAAATTATACTTTGGTAAGCCCGTCATATATGACAGTACTATTGAAACTGGAGAACCTTACCCACATTTTATGTATCCAAATGATGCCCGTTTAAGAAATATGACATATGGCACAACAATTCATTATGATGTTGATGTTGACTTTGTCTATTATGAAGGTGAACAAAAAATGGAGGAAACCATTACTCTAGAAAAAATATATCTAGGTCGTTTCCCTATTATGACACACTCAAATTTATGTATTTTGAAAGGTATGCCAACTGAAGCCCGTTTCAATTTAGGTGAATGCCGAAATGACTTTGGTGGATATTTTATTATTGATGGAAAAGAAAAATGTATTGTTAGTCAGGAGAAATTCGCAGATAATATGCTCTATGTCAGACAAAATAAGGCAGATAATATGTATAGCTACTCGTGCGAAGTCAGGTCAGTTTCCGAAGACAGTTCTAAACCTATTCGTTACACGAGTGCAAAGATGGTCGCACCAGATGCGACCTACTCTAATAACCAAATTGTTATTGACGTGCCTAATGTAAGAAAGCCTATTCCGCTATTCATTTTGATGCGTGCATTGGGTGTAGTATCTGACAAAGCTATTATTGAATGTTGCCTACTTGATTTGGAAACAAACTCAAATATGATAGATTTATTTATTCCGTCTGTTCACGATACGAACAAAATATTCACGCAACAAACGGCGCTAGAGTTTATCAAGACATTTACCAAAAGACAAACTGTTTCGGCAGTTTTAGAAATTCTTATGAATTATTTTTTGCCGCACGTTGGTGAAGACAATTTTTTAAATAAGGCATATTATGTAGGTTTTATGGTCAACAAATTATTGCGAGTTTATATGAAGCGTGAGAAGCCGACAGACCGTGACAATTTCAAGTTTAAACGTGTTGAAATGTCGGGTACACTAATTTATGACCTGTTTCGCGAGTATTTTCTAATACAAAATCGCGGCATATTCTTGAAGATGGACAAGGAGTTCTATTATCATCCAGGCAAATATCGTTCCAACTTTATGTCGCTAATCCAAGACAATTACAAGGATTTTTTTAAGGAGCGCATTATTGAAGACGGATTCAAAAAGGGCTTCAAGGGCAACTGGGGCGCCGACCCAAATACAAAGCGCCTAGGTCTCGTTCAAGATGTCAATCGTTTGTCTTGGTTCACATTTATGAGCCATTTGCGCAAAATTAGTCTGCCACTAGACCCAACATCTAAAGTAGTTGGACCTCATTATTTACATGGGTCGCAATGGGGAATCATTGACCCTGTTGACACACCTGATGGTGGTAATGTTGGTCTACATAAGCATATGTCTATTAGCACAGTTATTACAAACGGATTCTCTTCTATGCCTCTTATTAAGTGGTTAAGAGCCAACACACCGTTAAAATTAATTCAAGAGTGTAGTCCAAAAATGTTGGCATCTGCGACTAAATTATTTGTAAATGGTAATTGGATTGGAATAATGGAAAACCCGATTGAAAATGTGAATACACTGAAGCTTTTTAGACGCAATGGCATTATACCAATTTACACGAGTATTTCATTTAGTTTTGAGTCAAATATTGTATATATTTACACGGATTCAGGACGTCTTACTCGCCCGGTTTATTACAAAGATAGCGACGGCAAACTCAGTTATAATCACGGAAATATACGCGAAACCATTTTGTCGCATCAGTTTCATTGGACACAAATTGTTGCTGGTTTTGAAGAAAAGAAGAAAGACAACTTCTCTTTGAGAAAAAATATATTATATGAAGCAAATGAATTATATCCGGGTTACAACAGTTTAGACCGTTTACTAGATATGTTGCAACAAAATAAGGGAATTGTAGATTATTTGGACACTTCAGAGTCAGAAACAGCACTAATTGCCACCCGACCTGACCAAATAAAGGACAATAAATTTTACACGCATTCAGAAATAGACCCATCGTTAATGTTTGGAATAATGGGTAATTCCATTATTTACCCTGAATCAAATCAGTTGCCTCGTGATGTGTTTTCTTGTGGTCAAAGTAAGCAGGCAGTATCAATGTATCATTCCAATTACCAGATGCGTTTGGATAAGATGGGTGTTATTTTAAATTATGGTCAAGTGCCGCTGATTAAGTCGCGATACTTGAAATATATTAATAATGAGGAGCAGCCCTATGGAGTCAATGCGATTGTTGCAATTATGAGTTACACTGGATACAATGTGGAAGACGCCATTTTAATTAATGAAGGTTCTATTAAAAGAGGTCTCTTCAGAACAAGCTATTACACAACGTATGAAGCCAGAGAAGAGAGCTCAAGAGTATCAGGTGGTAATACTAATTCGTTTTTCTCAAATATTGAGTCCAAACAAAACGTGTCTAGATTAAAAGAAGGATTTGATTATAGCAAACTTGACGAACACGGTCTAATCAAGGAAAATACTGAAATACATGACCGTGTTGTTTTAATTGGACAAGTAACGTCATCTACTGAAAACAGAGGTGAGTTTGCGGATAATTCAAAGACAACAAAGAAAGGTCAGCTCGGATTCGTTGATAAGTCGTTTATTTCGGAGGGCGAGGAGGGCTTCAGAATCGCAAAAATTCGTGTTCGCGAAGAACGCCTTCCAGCAATTGGTGACAAAATGGCTTCAAGGGCCGGTCAAAAAGGAACTTTAGGTCTCATTATTCCAGAAGAGGATATGCCTTTTACAGCTGACGGTGTCAGACCCGACCTCATTATTAACCCACATGCTCTTCCGTCACGTATGACAATTGGTCAACTAGTAGAATGTCTGTTAGGCAAGGCGTGCACATTGTATGGTGGTTACGGTGACTGCACTGCATATGCTACAAAGGGCGCCAATTATGACACATATGGACCAATGTTGACAAAAATGGGTTACCATAATTCAGGTAACCAAATCTTGTATAATGGTTTCACAGGGGAGCAATTGTATTCTGAAATATTCATTGGACCCACCTATTATATGCGTTTGAAGCACATGGTTAAGGATAAAATCAATTATCGTGCCACAGGTAAGCGCAGTGCTTTAACAAGACAGACGAATCAGGGAAGAGCAAATGATGGTGGTTTAAGACTGGGTGAGATGGAACGTGATGGTATTATGGCACATGGTCTATCGTATTTCTTGAATGAGTCTTATATGGTCCGCGGTGACGAATATTATATGGCAGTTTGTAATAAAACTGGCGGTATTGCTGTTTATAACCCGGAACGCAATCTATTCTTAAGTCCATTTTCAGACGGTCCTCTTATGTTTAGTAATTCAAAGGAAGGTCAACCTGTTTTAGACGCGTTCTCAGTTTATGGCAGGTCATTCAGTATTTTGCGCATCCCATATGCTTTGAAATTGCTAATACAAGAACTTCAAGTAATGAATGTTCAGATGCGCATTATTACCGAAGAAAATGTTGACCAGTTACTTAATTTGTCTTACCAATCACAGAATATTGACAAGTTGCTTGGTATAGACCACGGGGAAGATGGTGTAGCAAATCGCGAAATAAATGAAATTATTGAGAATTACAAGAAGCAAATGACGGCAAGGGTAAAGCAAGTGCCTCGTGAATATGGAATTGATAAGGAACCAGGTAAAGAAATGCCTCAAAGTTTAGAAGCTGATACATCACCAGTAGAAAACCCAGTATTCAATATTGGTAGCGAAGTTATTGTCAAGAATGAAGAAACCAGAGAAAATTTACACGCAGTTATTAATAAAATATATATGGATGGCCAAGGCAATGAAATGTATAATGTAGTTTATGATGATGGAGAATTGGAACGAAATGTTAGTGGTTCCAGGGTTAAGTTGTATAGCGTAGTTTCTCCAGTTAGTCCTATAATTTCACCTCCACAAAATAGTCCTGAGAGTCTTGCTAGTTCAGTTCAAAGCTCAGTTTCTAATACAGTTAATAGTTTAGACTCTAGTTTAGGTGACATTGGAACATCAGTATCTAGCACATTAAGTGGTGCATTTGATGTTGTATCAAATAAAATTGGTTCTATAAGTGATGCTATTAGTGGTGAAAGTCCCCAATTAGAAATATTTGATGACCCGCAAATGAATACTGTATTTAATAAGTTGCCGACGGATAAAAAGGCTACCATCATTAAGATGGACGAAGAACAACGTATAGCTGTAATGACCCAAATAATGGCACAAGCACAGGCACAATCGCAGTCAGGCGGTGGCTTAGCATCGTATTTTAGCAATCTGCCTGTTCAAAACCAAATTGCTGCTTTGCAAAATACATATAAGAGCATGGCCAACGAATTTAAGCAACTTTCAGGTGTAGTTAGCGCACCACAAATAACCATTGTGAAGCCACAGTCTGCTGCCGAGGCACTATATGGCGGTTCATTGTCGCTATTTGCTCCTTTAAACGCAAGTGATACAAACGCAAGTGATACAAACGCAAGTAATACAAACGCAAGTGATACAAACGCAAGTGAAAAGAATACAAATGACAGTAGCACTACTAGTACTAGTACTAGTAATAACAGTAATGACAATAGTAATTTAAGCAAAGGTTTTACCGTAGTTAAAAAGATTTAATTCAAATTCAAATAAAAAGAAGAAAAAAAGACAAAATAATATAAATAAAAATTGAAATAAAAGTAACTCTTGTTTATATTATTATATTATAATAGAAAATGTCAACACTTCAAAACACCAGTAGTTTAATTTCGTCCATATACAAGTCCAGAACAATTCTTCTAGACCTAATGAATTCGCAAGGCTATTACACAAGCGAGTATGAAGGATTTAGTATAAATGAAGTAAATACAATGAAGGTAAATAATCAATTAGATATGATTTTAGAAAAGGCGTCGGAAGATGTGGATATAAAGAGGAAACCGAAGATTTATATTCGCTATTATTTAGCAAAATCTTTAAGACCGCAAAATTTGCAGGAGATGATTGACGATTTATTCAATATTGAGGAAGTTTTAACAAAGCATGATACGCTGTTTATTGTTGTAAAGGATGAAGTGAATGAAACGTTAATAAATACATTAAAGCATATTTGGGAGCAAGATAAGATTTTCATTGTTATTCAAAATTTGAAACGATTACAGTTTAATATTCTGAAGCACGTTCTAGTTCCTCCGCACCGCGTTCTAAGTAGCACTGAGGTTATTGTCATAAAGAAACGATATAATGTTATGGAAGACGTACAGTTCCCAGATATTTCACGATTTGACCCAGTAGCGCAGGCGATTGGGATAAGACCTGGACAAGTATGCGAAATCATCCGACCTAGTAAGACGGCAATTTCGGCACCTTATTACAGAATTTGTATGTAATTAAAACTATAAACCGGTTAACCGAATAAACCTAAAACAATGAATATATTTTGTTTATAATTTAATATACAAAATATATAATATGGATACTACAACTAAACCCAAACAAAATGAAGAGAAGATAAAGAGTATAAATCAACGTTTTTTATCTGCTTTAGATGATTTCAAAAAGTATTATGTTTTTTATAATAAAAATCCAGAAGTAGATGAATATTCAAACAATTTTCAAAATTCAAAAAATCAGTTACAAGGTTTAAGCGGAGAAATGTATTCTTTAACCAATAATATTCAAAAAAATATAAAAGTATTAGCAGACGAGATGAGTGATATTTCAAAAAAATTAAATATAGAAAAGGGCAAAAATAACAAATACGAAAAAACATTATCCGGCTTAAAAGGTACCGAATCAGGGTCTAATATATTAATTAGTAATACAAAAGAAGAGTATATTATTAGTTATATTCTTAATACCGTATTATTTGCAGGTATTCTATTTATTTTAGCATTAATGCTTCCAACAAAATTTTCATATGGTTTAATTATTATTGCCCTAATATACATATACAAAACAGGATTGTTTACAACATTTTTATCAATTATTCGTAAAATGTAATCTGTCTTCGTAAATACCTTTTTTTTATATTATACAAATATTTATAATGTTTTCATTCCTTTTTAGAAAACCAACTAACAAAATGTATTATACTGATACAAATATACAAAGTTATATAAGAAAAATAGAAAATGACTTGAATGAAAAGGCTTTGAATGAAAAAACTATAATTGTTCCAAGTAAAATAGAAACAAATAAAATATTAACAATGAGTTATGAAAACCCATTACTCTCATTTATCAGTATTGTATTTTTTTTAGCCAGATATAAATTTAAAAATTGGATAAAATAATAGTTTCTTTGTTTATATTATATTATGGTTAATCAAAATATAAATGATAATGAAAATGAAAATATGAATTTAAAATCGGATATATTAAAAATTGAGGCACTAGAAAAAGAATACAAGTCTGTCTTAGCTCAATATGAAGAAGCTTATAAAAATTGCAATTCTGAAATGAAAAATAACTTGAATAAAAAAAAAGCCAGTTTCAAAACATTCAATAATCGTGCTTACTGGGGAACATCTGGACTAAAAGAAGGGTCAGTTAATTCTCAATCTGATTGTGAAAATATGTGTGCTTCTGATATAAAATGCTCAGGTGCTACATTTAATACAAAAAGGAATTATTGTTGGGCTAGGAGTGGGAATGGAATATTAGCACCTAGTTCAAGTGTAAATGTTGCATTATTGCCAACAGCAAAAGGCTGTGTTTTAACATTAAAGGCCTTGAATAATAGGTTAATTGAATTAAACCAAGAACTAACAAAGTTGATTGAAAATACAAATTCAGAATTAGCAAAGGAACGCGCAAAAAAGAATAATTCAAAAGCTCAACTTCATAAATATTATGCTGAGTTGCTTAAACAACGATTACATATGGCTAAAATTTTAGAAGAGACTCAAGTACTTGATGATGAAAATAATGACCAACATCTGTTTGTTTCAACACAAGACAGTTCTCTACGTGTTTGGATAATAATCGCTGCTGTTTTAAGTCTAGTTGTTATTGGTAAAATGTTAGGAAGAGAAACGTCGTTTTCCCAAAAATTTTGGATAGTAATTATGGTTTTAGTATTAATTGCGTCTTTTAGCATTAGTAATGCTTCTGGATTTTCAGTATGGTGTATATTAGTATTATTAATTGTTTTAATGCGAATGGATATTATTCCTAGTCCAAAAGACAGTGAATAAAGAATAAAGAATAACAAATAAATACAAAAAATCAAATATTTTTGTATTTATATATATTAGTAAATGACTGATACACAAACAAATTCATTATTTTCGTCTTTAATTCATGGAAGTAAGTTTAATCAAAAACAACATTTAGATAATAAAAAACTTAATTTTAAGAATAAGGATGAATGTAAATATAGAGAAGGGTTTTCAAATACAAATGCTACAACAAACGCAAATGCTACAACAAACGCAAATGCTACAACAAATACAAATGTTAATACCAATCCTGATGCCAAATTAAATGAGATAAACGCATTACAATCCCAATATGATAGTTTATTAAAAAATTACAATGACTTATATAAACAAGTATCGGATAATACTCAAAAAGGAATGAATAGATTAAACAAAAATAATCCATATTTAAATAATAATATTATACCAAATAATTCGGCTGGGGAATTGCCAATTATTAGTTCAGGAATTGGAGGATATGTAACGAGTCAAGGATTATTTAAAAATTATGCCGATAAGTCTGTTTTTGATTCAACTGCTGGAAAAAATGGCTGCCCTACTAATACTATAAATGATGTCAAATTAGACAATTATTCATCAACCTTTATGCAAGGTAAAGATATGATAAGTGGTCAATCGTGCGGTTATGAAGGTTCAAATGTATATGTCACAAAATTAGTAAATACGCCAATCTCTAACTTCATGGGTTGCTATACAAATAGTACAACAGCTATTCCGACACCTTCTAATTCTGCAAGTGCTAATGCTCTTACTGATAGAAAACTAATTGTGCCAAAAATGACAAATAATGGTCAAAACGATTTTATAGCATCAGCATCTAGTGTATTAAGTAATTCTGATTCAATGGGAGCGTGGACAGCATTTGACCAAAATCCAAATACTTATTGGAATAGTGGTGCAGGTAATGATTGGTTGTATCAGAGTACAGGTTTGTATGCTGGTAAAAATAGTTTACCCGTTGTTCAAAAAAATGGTACAACTGGAGTCATTAAAGGTGAATGGTTAGTAATCAATATGCCTGGAATTAACACTTCCAAAGTAAAGAATGCTACATTGACTAGTTATGATATCCAAGGCATTGATAGTAATTCATTTAGGACTAATCCAAATACATGGTATATTATCGGTCGTGATGATAAGGCAAAAAAATGGATAGAGATTGATTATCAAAAACTAACAAATTATTCTCCGGAAATGCAAACATATACGATTGCCAACCCAAAACCATATGCCGCGTATGGAATAATTATTACAGCTATTGGTGATGGAACATCAGCATGGACGAAGCATTATACCAAGATTTCTTCGTGGAATTTGTATACTAGCAATACTGTTACTAATGCTAGTCCTAGTCCGAATGCTGTATCTAATAAACCACCAGCTATGACAAATATAGGTAATACAACTATGGATAAATGTAAGGCATATGCAACAGATAATGGATATTCATTCTTTGCTATGCAAGGATTACAATCAGACGGAACTGCTGCCTGTTTAGTTGGCAATGATAAACAGCAAATAATATCTTACGGTTCAGCAGATAACCAGGTAAATTTTATCCCATTATGGACTTCAAATACCGCAAATTCAAGTTATACAACTGCTACAATCACGTCAGCCGGTCAAATAACATTATCAACCGCAAATGGTGAAATAAAAACTCTCAATGACGCTTATCAAAAATGCAAAAATGTGTTTTCAAAATCAAAAGGTTATGACGCTCCTGGAAATGATTTGGTACATATGAAAAATACTACTATGGATAAGTGTAACACCGCATGTATAAATGATGACAGGTGCGTTGGATTTGCTATCACAGATAATAATAATGAATGTTGGATAAAATCAGATATTTCAAAACGCAATGAGAAATCAAACAGAAATTTATATTCGTTATCAAGAGAATCCAAAGATACCAATTGTGTTTTTTTTATTATGTTACAAGCTGACGGAAATATGTGTTTATATAATGGTAAACCAAATGACACAATTGTATCTATATTTTCAACAAATACAACAACTAAACAAAAGGATAAAAATGAAGAATGGGTTTCTTCAAAGGGTAAATATGGTAAACCATACTTGTTATCTGGTCAAACTTTATCAACAAATGACTGGATAGGGTCAGATGATGGTTCGTTAAAATTAATAATGCAACCAGATGGTAACTTGGTTCTTTACACATCAGTCAAAAAAATAGGTTGTTCTATAGATGCAAAAACAAATATGAAATATGGAAGTGATAACGTGAATGCTGTATACAAATTAGACAATACAGGATATCCGAATAATTTAGGAAATATTGGATATATAGATAAAGATGCCGTATTACATAAATATCCAGGTTCAATGTTAGGATATTCAACAGATTATTCATTTTATGACCAATTTGATTCACCTGGTAATGATATTAGTCAAGTCAAAAAGAATAACATGGATGAATGCAAAACAGAATGTAATAAAAATGAAAAATGTGGTGGATTTGTTTGGAAAGGAAATGCAGATTCAAATATATGCTATTTGAAGAATTCCGGCATTGTTTCAAAAAGTAAAAGGGTTGTAAATCAAAATACAAAGATGGCAGTTAGAAAACCTAAAATAATAAGCACAAAAATGCCGTCTAGTATTAATGAAATTGATTCAATCAGATATCAGAATTATAAAAAAGGCGATGATGTAAATGTCAATAGTAATTATAACGACCCTGTTATTACCGATAAACTAAAAAATGATATAAAAAATGTTCAGAATAAATTAGTTGCAGTTGCTGGGCAAATTGCTAGTAAAATGGAGGAAATGTATCAATATGATAAGAGTTTATTTGTAAAAATGAATATGAATGATGAGCAGGTTAAAAATCAAATAATGATGTATAAGACAATAGATATGCGGTTAAATAATTATAATCCAAATTCAAATTCAAATAGCAGCAACCAAGATATAAATAATAGTAACAGACAAGAAGGAATGCAAAATTTAGGTATTAATGACATTAATGGTATGTTGTTAGATTCGGATTTGCATATTTTACAGGAGAATTATGGATATATCTTTTGGAGTATTTTAGCAGTTGGATTATTAACTGTAACAATTAATGTGATGAAGAAGAATGAATAATAATGTATAATTTTATATAATAAATAATATTATTTAATTATATAAAATGCCAACTTTATCTAAATATACTGTGCCTAAAACCAATAATGATTTAGAACAAATTAATACAGATAATGATAGTAATAACGAGAATGATTATCAAATTAACTGGTCAGCGATGAATAAAATAATTAATCGCAAAAATGCGGCTACAAGTAATACAACAAATAACATAAATTTTTCTCAAGGCACTGAGCAAACAATCTCCAATATTTCTGATTTACAAACAATAGAAATGAAATTATACGAAAGCTTAGATAATCCGAATCTAACACAAGAACAAAGAAGCCAAATAATTGATAAAATTAATCAAATTTCGCAGACAAGAATGACATTATATAAAGGTATCAGTAATATGGCATCTGCTTATCAACAAAATGTCACGACATCTAATAATTCAATCCAAGAACAAAGATTAGCGATTGATATTGTTGAGCATGAATTGAATGTAGCAAAGAAACGATTAAATTTATTACAAGAGCAGAAATATAACAAATTAAGACTTGTTGAAATCAATACATATTATGGCAAACAATATAATGCTTATAAAGAAATTGCCAAACAAGTTGTATATATTTGTATTTTAGTATTAATTATTGTAATTTTAGGAAAAAAGGGAATATTGCCAACAAATTTATATATAACTATCAACGGAATAATAATAACAATCGGAGCTATTATAATCGGTAAACAAATTATTAAATTATTCAATCGAGATAATATGAATTTTGATGAATATGATTGGTATTTTGACAAGTCAAAGGCACCAACACCTACAGCATCAGGTGACGGTTCTTCTGTGTCTAACCCTTGGGCTACGCCAAATATAGCTTGCGTTGGTGCCGAGTGTTGCGTCCAATCAGATGGATTTGTATATGATAGTAATCAAAATATATGTGTTTTGGGGTCTACTACAAATTCAGCACTACCATCTGCGTCTACAACAGCTTCCTCTGTTTCGGCAAATACTCCTTCATAAATACTATTTTAAATATTTGGATTTGTTGTAGTAATTTTAAATCTTATACTATTACAAGATGGATATAACAAATTGCGCAATTGCCAATGCCAATACAAATGCAAATACAAATAGTAGTAATTTATTAAGCCAACAATTTAATACTAAAAACCAATTAGACAATATATTAAATCAAGCACTAAATGCAATAAAAAACACACCAGAACAACAAAGAGAACAAAATTCAAATATTTTAGAACAAAAATATTTAGATGCAAAAACTAATCTACAAACAGCACCTTCCCAAGTAGAAGAAACAAAGAAGAATTATTATGTTTATACCAATGGAACTGCATATTACAATAACATGAGAGAGGATGAATTAAAAAAAAATGCTAAAACATTAAGTAAAAATATATCTGATAAATTTAATGAAGAAACAAATAATGCCTATACAATGAATGCCTATTATAATACAGATACAATAAATTCACAAAATACCATAGAACTCTATGAAGAGTATCTTAAAAAAAATAGTAAATTAGAGAATGAAATTAAAAACTCCCATGGTGATATTGTAACAAATGATAGAAAAACATATTATGAATATGACGCAGTTGATAGTGCAAAACAATGGCATAAGCTATTAAAAATAGTCTATTATATCTTAGTTTGCGCGTATATAATAAGCATATTTGTTTCGCCAAATGAAATGTCACGAGTAAAACAAGTGGGATTAATAGTATTGTTAGTATTATATCCATTTTTAATGGATAAATTAATTGTTGATTGGTTTGTAAAATGGTTTTTTAATTATAAACCGTCTGACGAAAACGTTTATTTTACATTATAAAAATGTAATAACCATAAAAATTAAAAAAAATTAAAAAATAAAATAGACCAATTGTATATTTTATTTTTTATTTAATTTATTAAAACATTCATTAAACCATTTATTCAAACTCTTCTAATCCATCTTGTTCTTCGTCTTGTTTAATCTTAACATTTACCCATTTATTTGTTAATGGGTTCCTGTTACCAAACTTCTTACTCATTATTTCTTCTAATTCAGACAACTTGGGTGGCTTTCTATTTCCATAATTAACTTGGAACCAGTCTTTAAATACAGTATTGAGTGATTGCTTGCCAACAGTGCCACCCTCAGCTTTAATAATTCGTTCATTAATAAATCCGGTAATACAATCTTGACTCTGTCTGTATTTACCAGACGCAGCCATGACCTCATCGCAATCTACAACCTCGCCTTCGGTTTCATAAGCACGCTTCACCAACATACTAATAAATACTGGTGCCCATTTAGGCAACTTCTCTTTTAGACCCTTGTCCTTTGGAAATACATATTTGGTATCATCTGTATGCGTTTCACCCTCAGAAATAAACTTGGAAATATAATCAACCAGTTTCATTCTGCGCCAAGTACCATCGTCATTACTCTTTATTTCAAATAATGCATTTGTACAAACCACTAGACTGAACTGTGGTTCAAATATTTCACTATCAGAATACAATGCTCTGGCTTGAATCGGGTCGCCACCAGTTAGCTCCTTTAGAATGCCTTCATTAATAACAGCATCCTTTGATGGCTCTTGCATAACCGCATATCGAACTCCCTTTAACTGAATAATCTCAGACGAAGTGCCGCCAATTGTGCCGCGTTTTTCAGTAACCAACGTAATTGGCACAGTGCCCTTATATTCACCAAGTGCCTGTGACATCAAATCCGTCAAAATAGACTTGCCATTAGAACCACTACCACGATAAATATTGAATGCATGTTCCTTCTTTGCGCCAATTAAACTGGCTGCCAAATGGTCCCACATATATCTACACAATCCCTTCTGAGGAAATAACTGGTCCATAAATCGTAGAATCTCATTAGAAATATCAGCACATTCATCCGGATTATAAGGAATATAAGGAATACCAGTAGTCTTTGTAATATAATCTTGCGGATATCCTTGTCTGAAAGACTTTAACTTGAAATCAACAACGCCATTTGAGAAGCACAATAGATACTTATTTGCATCCATATTCTTAATAAAATCCTTGTCAAAGAAGATTTCCATCGCCTCTCTCATAATGTTATTTTTATCATTGGTCTTCTTCAACTTAACACAAACTTCTGAAATGCGTTTCACTTTTCGCTGTATTTTTTCATTAACATCTGGATTGCCTTCATAGCTCTGTAAATCAGCCATATATTGTGTCTGCTTCTCCGAATATAAAGCACACATTTCTGTTGAAATTGCCAGACGCAAACTTTGCCCTTCATCTTTCTCCCAACGATGACGTTTAAATGTGTACCATTTCTTATTTGTAATACTACTACAAACATACTTGTCCTTATACATATGATACAATATCATCGCATAATCAAAGTCCGCACCGTCAAATAACGTCTCTTCAATGAAATAATCAACGGTTGATTTCTTTACCTTCTCATAAGCATCAAATGCGTCTTGTTTTGCCCAATACATAATAGAGCGTTTTGTTACGCCATCAGGACGCTTATTAAATTGATATTTCCACGTATTATATAAAGTAGGGATTGTCGCATAATCAAAATCAGACGCTTTGCTTCTCAGCATTATCCAAGATAAGAATAGTCGTTCGTCTGTATGTTTTAGAGCAAAAGCCACTTGGCGATTTAATAAATGTGAACCAGGTTCATAATATTTACCAGGTAAAATTTGAGTATAATCGTGAATTTCTTTTATATGATATTCATTGTTTCTTAAATTCTCCATAATGTTATCTACTGCTCGCTTTAATGTTTCCATATTCGTAATATCCGATAATTGGATATTTGAGTCGTCGTCTTCATCTAGTACCAGATTAATTTTGTTTTTTGACCCTGATTTCTTTATTTTTGTCCCTTTGGCCTCTTTTCGTTGTGTATATGCTTCTACAATAGTTGGATTCATTTCAAAACTGGCATTCTTTCCATATTGCGCCGATAATAGATTTAAATCTTTGGACAAATCAAAATCTCTTATATTTTTTGCTTCTGTCACAAAATCACCTTCTTCCTTGCTCATTTCAGCCGTTAAATGATAAGACAATCTATATGCCTCGTTACCAGGCTTCTGCGAACCATACATTTGCCAATTGGTCACGCCTTTACTAATACCTTCATCTAATACAGATTCCCAATCATTGGTTAAGGGCAACTCCCAAATGTCGCCAATTTTCTTGACAATTTTATCACGCAACATTACCTGCATTGTATGGTCCATTTGAATTCCAATAATCATATGAATGCCATCTTTTACCAGATTTTTTTCCTGAACCCTATTTACGTTTGGTTTTTCCATAACAAATATTGGAAATGGTGTGCCATCTTTGAAAATAAAGAATTCCTTAAGTTCCTCCAAATAAAGTTGAATAATATCCTGTATATGTTCTTGTGAATGTTGTCTTTTTTGTATACTAATATCATAACGAAAATCAAAATCTACTAACAATGGTCCAGTGCCATTGTCCAATTGTTTTTCTGTTAAATATTCCTTGCGACTCTTTACAAAAATATGCTCATAATACAGTTTATAAAATGTGGGTAGCTCATCTTTATCAATGCTAAAAGAGCCACCATAAATATTTAATTCTTGGCTCGGGATTCTAGTATGAGATATTTCCCTTTCCGCTGTTGTATTTTGTATAGTCTTAGCATTATGCTTTGTAAGAAAATCCGATAAATCATTATAATAAGTTGATACAGTTGTTGACATTGTTGTTATATTATAATGATATTTTTCTATTTCCTTTTTTTTCAATTTTAATTTTGGCACGATATTAAGGATTTGCGAATTTTATAAAAATTTGTATTAGCAAGTGTGTAGGTCAGAAATGGCAGCTCAACATTTTTAAATTTTTATATATTCAAATGTGTAAAAATATAAACTATTCAATCAATTTAAACACTTTTTAATATATTTAATTAATTAAATATAAATGAGTTCCACTGTTACCGAATCAAAAGTTATTTCAAAAGAGACAATTCATCGTCTATTATCCGACGTAAAATATATATATAATAATCCATTAACAGACAATGGTATATATTATACACATGATGATGCTGACATAATGAAAGGTTATGCACTAATTGTTGGTCCAGAAGATACCCCGTATTTTGGCGGATATTATTTTTTTGAATTAAACTTTCCAACTGACTACCCATTTTCGCCTCCAAAAGTAAAATATATGACAAACAATGGGGTAACGCGTTTTAATCCAAATTTATACAAATGCGGTAAAGTGTGTGTTTCCATATTAAACACATGGAGTGGTGATAAATGGTCTGCTTGTCAGACATTAAATAGCGTGTTATTAACTCTATGTTCGTTATTAAATGATAAACCGTTGTTGAATGAACCTGGTCAAACAATTGCAAACAAGGATTTTACACCTTATCAAAAGAGTATTGAATTTTTAAACTTAGATTTTGCGATTTGTGATATCTTGGAATCCCAAGAGAAATGGGTACCAGTATATTTTAGTCATTTTTATCCTTTTATGAAGGAGCATTTTTTGAAAAATTATGACAAATTATTAGACATTATTGATAAAAAAAACGAATTATTAGAAACCTGTTTTGTACAAATTTATCAAATGACTACTAACATTGATTACATGCGTTTAAAGGAGAAAATAATCGCACTTAAGGTAAAAATTAGTGAAAATAAATAATGTTATTATAATATAATGTCTTCTCGCTTTGGTTCTGGATATAGTCGTGCAAATTTAGGTAAATCATGGGTTTTGAGAAGAGTAAATAACTCTTCTATATTTCAATTACCTACTATACCTAGTACTATACCTAATGCTAAACAAAATGAATATTGTGGTCCGTGTTGCGATACAACACAAACATCGTTGCATGAAGCAAGAGCAATTGTGCTACAATGTATGGATTTTAGGTTAAGAGATAACACCGCATGTCATCTTAATTTATTAGGATATAAAAACGAGTATGATGAGTGCATTTGTGCTGGATGTAGTTTGGGCTATAATGAATTATTACCTTATTCTGGATGGTCGCGATTTATTGATGAACATATATTATTAGCATATAAGTTACACAATATAAATGAGATTAAAATAATAGACCATATGAAATGTGGTGCATACAAATCATATTATGGTCCAATTACAGATATACAAGAATATAAATTTCATTATAAAAATTTAAAAAAATGCGCTGATAGATTATGGTTGAAATTTAATCCAATAAATGGCGCAGTTTTAAAAATACCTGGATTAAAAATAATGACCTATATATTGTCTATTGATGCTAGTAAAATGGAAAATGTATACAACAAATCAGAATAATCAGAAATAAAAATTGAAATAAAAAAATAAATATATAAATACAATATAATCTTTACAATATATAAAAATGCACTTCTGTTCTAAATGTCAAAATATGTATTATATTAGCATTGACCCCAACAATGCGAATACGTTGGTTTATTATTGTCGCAATTGTGGCAATCAAGACACAACAATATCAGTGGACAATGTTACTGTGTCCAAGGTCCAGTTAAAAAAGTCGGAGCAAGAGTTTAGTCATATAATTAATAAGTATACCAAGATGGACCCAACATTGCCGCGAGTCAATAAGATTTTGTGTCCAAATGAAGAGTGTCAAACAAATACCAAGGAGGCCGAGCGCGAGATTATTTATATTCGTTACGATGATATTAATATGAAGTATGTATATTTGTGCTCTACTTGCGATACCGTGTGGAAGACAGAAGATAACAAATAATTTTAATTTTAATAAAATAATAATAAAAGATAATAATAGTTTATTTGTTTTTTATATGAAATAAAAATAAATAAAATTGAAAAATATAAATTAAAAGTATCTATAGTTATAATAATAAGATAGAAATGAGTTACTTTGATGATAATTTTACAGGAGGCGCTAAATCGGATGATGAGGAAACAGAAACAGTTAGTGATTCGGGAACTGAAACAGAAGACGAGAATGAAGCGGTTGATTTAGATAATGAAGAAGTTGATTTAGAAGAGGAAGACGATTTAGAAGAGGAGGATGACGATTTAGAAGAGGAGGATGATGGCGAGGCTAAAGGTATGGATGATGATGATGATAATAATAACAATGATGAAGGAAGTGACGGAGAAGAATCGGAAACTGAAAAGAAGCCTGAGAAAAATGTTAAAAAGATTATTAAAAAAAATATAATTAATAAGGCGTTTATAGAGAATTTATCGGATGATGAGGATGACGGTGACGGTGAAACATATTTGAAGAAATTTGACAAGGATATTAATGATAATTATATTGTGAATAATCATCCTGAATGTGCCTTACAAAATTATGATGAGATTTTAGCAATGACAAAGGTTGTGCGAGATAAAAACAATATTATTATTGATGACCTTCATAAGACAATCCCACATCTAACTAAATATGAACGAGCACGCATTTTAGGACAGCGAGCAAAGCAAATAGAAACAGGGGCTACACCCTTTATTAAGGTGCCTGAAAACGTGATAGATGGTTATTTAATTGCTGTCTTGGAATTGCAGGAGGGGCGAATACCGTTTATTATTCGCAGACCGATGCCAAATGGCGGCAGTGAGTATTGGAAAATTAATGATTTGGAGAATATTGCCTTCTAATTTTAAACTTTATATAAAATAATTTCAATAATATTAATTATTATTCAAATCCCTTAAACGTTTTTGTGTTTTTTATTTCTTCATCTATTTCTAAAATTGTTTCATGAAGTTTTGTAATAATATTGAATGTATTATTATATTGTTCATTTTTTTCATTTAATTGTGCTACTAGGGATTCCCTTGATGAATAATGTTTTATAATTGATAAAATATTTTTATTACTTAATTTGGCTTCAATTAATTTCATATTATCTGATGTAATTTTATTTTCTAATGTTAAGTTATTTATTTTTTCCTGTATTTGTTCTTGCTTATAAAATAATCTATCTATTTTATTGTCTAATTTTGCTAAATAGTCAAAGTAAATTTCATCATATGATTTTATTTTTATATTAATATTTTGGTCTAGTTCTATAAAATCACTAAAAACCATAGTATTTCCAATACGAATAAATGATATATTTGTACATTCGGCAATATATTCATCGTAAATTTCTTGATTTTCTTTTTCTTCATTATTCATTATATCTATTTTACGTATGTATTATTTTATCTTTTAATTGATAAAATAATAAAGAAAAAATATAATTATATATAAGATGATTCTTATAACTACTATATTTTATATTTTGATACTATTATATGAATGTAGTGGACATATATATTCAGTAAATCACTTTCTATCCAATCACTTTATATCCAATCACTTTATATCCAATCAATTTATATCCAATCAATTTATATCCAATCAATTTATATCCAATCAATTTATATCAAATTACTTTCTATCCAATCATTTTATATCCAATCAATTTATATCCAATCAATTTTCATCCAAAATGAATTCACATAATCATATGTTAACCATTATAAATAGTTATAAATTTTGTAATTCATATAATCATATGTTAACCATTATAAATAGTTATAAATTTTGTAATTCATATAATGTATATTCATTATCTTTATCTAATTCAAGACCGTATCTAAGTAAATATTCAGACCCTGGTTTGACAATGGTTTCGTATTATAGTCAATCCAATTTAAAACAGATTTATTCTTATTATAGTAGTTTACCATTTGCTACCTTAAGTAATAAATTATATCCTTCAACAAGTATAACCTTCGGTAAAACATTATATCCTACAGTAGAACCTACAACAAGTCCTTCATTACTTATTTTGTCATTTACGACAGACTTATCCTTATCAAATGTAAAAACAAATGTTCTTGACAAAGTAGCACAAAAAAGTGTTGTTATTGCTCAAGCAGAAACAATGAATATCAGTTCAGATTTTGTATCGTTTGTTAGTTCATCCATTTATAAGAATGATGTTTCGGGTTTTTTTAAACTGGCATCATTTAATTTATTAGTTACAACAAAGACTGTTATTATAGTAAAAAACAATGATAATCCACAATTATTATTCATTTCATTGTCTACAATTATGAATAATGCTATTGTAAACGGGGTATTTACTCAAAATCTAGTTACTGCTTCAATACAATTAAATTCCAGTTCTACGGCTTCTGCTTCTATAACATCAATCACCATATCTGCACCCGTTATTCAAAATAATGGCACATATTCTACGTCTATACCTACGTCTATACCTACGTCTATACCTACGTCTATACCTACGTTTATACCTACGTTTATACCTACGTTTATACCTACATTTTTATATAGTAGTAAAATTGAGCCAAAGTATAATACCAAATGGTTAATTATATTTGTTAGTTGTGTTTCTGGATTAATGATAATTATTTTTATTTATATGATATACTTATTTTATAAAAGACATAAACAAAGACAACTTTTTTCAAGAAGAGATATTATTATTATAAATCATGAAAGAATTGAGTTAAATATTGTTAGTTAAATTTGGTTTTTAAATAATAAAATAATAATATAATACAAATGAATGCTTTTATAAATATGATTACAACTGGAGGATTATATATAATGTTTGGTATATGGTCATTTGTCCATGTATTAGAATATAAATATTTTACTAGGGTAGAGCAATATAGTACAATTATTCAAAATATGAAACAATGCAATGAAAAATATACAGAGCTTCTTGTAACAGTGACACATTTAGAAGGTCGTGTTACCGAGTTGGAGGATATTTTGCTTTTAAAAGATAAATTGGATGAAATAGATGAATTGGATGAATTGGATGAATTGGATGAATTGGATGAAATAGATGAATTGGATGAATTGGATGAATCTAATAAATTAAATTTAGAGAGTGGTTTGATAAAGAATGAGTCTGAGAAAATGAATGTTGAAGATTCAAATATTCTTTCAATAGATACGCCTATAAAAGAAGAATTAGTGTCTTTAGAAACTAATTCTATTCCTGATTTAGCACCAGCAATAGACGAAGAGATAGTAGATATATCCGAAGAGACATATCCGGTTAAAAATCAGACAGATAAAAAGGGCTGGATAAAAACATTACTTTTTATGTAAAAGACAAAAGATAAAAATAAAGGTTTAAATAAATATTTCAATATATAATAATGAAAGTAGCATTATTATTTATTATTAGTTATCATCATATTTTAAATAAAGAACAATTATGGATTGACTGGATTAAGCCGAATCAGGATATTATTAATGTTTATTTCCACTACAAGGATTTCAATCAAATCAAATCACCCTGGATTAAGACATATTCGCTTCCACCGAAAGATGTCAAAAACACAACTTATTACAATGTAGTCCCAGCTTATATGGCGCTAATGACTTACGCATTCAATCATGATTCAGAAAATATGTGGTTCTGTTTTCTAACTGACTCTTGTGTCCCAATTATTTCCCCTGCCACATTTAGGCAGCGTTTTTTTGACCACTATCAAGCCTCCATTTTAAAATGTAAACCGGCTTACTGGAACATTCAAATACATCGTCGTGCCAATTTGCGCCTCTTTAAGAAGGAATATTGGCTCGCAAATGACCCCTGGTTTACTTTAACACGCAGTCACATACATAAATGCCTAATCTTCTTGGCTGCCAAAAATGGCATTTACAATCAGATAAATGAAGGTGGACTAGCAAATGAGAGTATTTTTGCCGTTATTCTTCAGACATTCAAGGAACTCACAAATCCAAATACGTATGTTAATGAATGCAGTTCAGTCGCAGATTGGACGCGAATGTCTAGTCCGACCAGTCCTTACTTATTCAAGGAGGGCACTGAAGAGAATATTAATATAATTAAAGACCTACTTAAGGAAAATCCATATGCGATGTTTTTGCGCAAAGTTTCAAGAGAATTTCCAGATGCCGTATTAGAAGACATAATGGCTGCCGATTTTGGCCACGTGTATTCCGTGCTACATAATCAGTATAAGGTTAAAAAAGAAAAAGAAGAAAACTCACTGATAACAACAGAAAAAAACAAGTCGTTACTTAGTCACTTTCTTCAGTTACGCAAACAAAATCAAATTAGTCATAATTTGTTGATAATTGTAGCAGCTATCATTGTATTTGTTATAAACTTTGTATAAATCTTTAACACTTCCAACGGGTTGAGCAATCTAAACAAGTTACGAATACAGTCATAGGTTCGTCTGCGCTCCTGGTCTGCATCTGGTAGTAAGTACATTTCTTAGACCTACACTTTCTACACGTAAATGTGTCTGTGCTTGCTTCAATATTTTGTTCAAATTTGCTCTTATCGCGAATACTCTTAGCCTTAATCATTTCGTCCCATTTATCAGGCATCATCTCATGGTGCGACATAAATGCCAATTCGTGCGCCTTGATGTCGCCATTTAAAACCATTAGAGTCAACTTGTCATTCCTCAAATTCACAAATATGCTGCGCAGATGGTCAAGATAAATCTGAATAAAGAACTGATTGTCCCACTTCTTGACGACCTTGCGATTCGTGGCTTCCTTGAGAGCCCAATTATAAATACCTTTTTCTAAATTTGATGCATGATTCATATTTTCTAGTAAGAAGGATGACAACTTCTTACGAATATTGCTTCTAAACGCATCAGGGTTTTCAATCTTTTTAATGGACATTGTGTTAAATATAATATATAATAGATTGTATTATATTTAAATAATAATTCAATTTTAATTTGTATTCCACCTTTTACACATTTTCTCATTTAAAATGCCCATTATTTTAACTTTAATAAACATTTTCATTGACTTATAATATTATTATATTTTTTGTTATTTATTCATATTTGCCAATAAAGCAATCATAATAAATATATATATCCACTTCATTAATAATAATAATAATATAAATTATTACATTTATATTACTTTACTATATATATATAATGTGCGTTTTAAATGAGAAAAGGTGTAAAAGGTGGAGCCAAACAAAAATCTTAGTTACCTTTGTTTTCTACTACTTCTAGTTCTCTTATTACCTTTTCTTTTATTTCGTCTTGTCTTTTTATTTGGTTTCTTCGCCTTTTTTTTAATTCCTTTAGCTTCAGAATGTTTTAATAATAAATCAACTAAATCTTTCTTATGTCTTAGCCTTATTGCCAAATCCAGCGCAGTTTCCCCATCTGCATTTTCTTGATTGACATTAGACCCCGCATCTAATAAAATTTTGACTATTTCTTTATGACCCTCTTGTGCTGCCGATATAAGCGCGTTTTCACCCTGGTCATTTCTATGTTCAATATTAGCACCCGAGTCTAATAACATTTCAACAATATTTTTACATCCGCCCTGCGCCGCGACAATAAGTGGTGTTTGGTCTATAGTATCTCTAACTTCCTTGTCATTAATATTGGCTCCATTCTTTACACCTTTGCACATTTAAAACGCCGATTTTCTTAAAAGTTTTTTATTTTATTTCCTGAATATAATAAAAAATTGATTTATAATTTTACAATTATATTATTACATAACTTATATGAACTTTATCA